GCCAGCATCCTCTTTTCCATTCCGGATATCGTCAATGCCATTGAGATCCCGATCCTTGAAATAATTGCGGTCAATATGGAGGAGGCCTGATGCAGACCCCGCCTGATTTAAAACTGCCGGTATGGATGTGTCTGGGGGAAGCGGCAAAGCTGGCCGATGCAGCCAGGCAATGGTTCACCCTGCTGGGGGATTGGGCTTTATGGCATGTCCGGCAGCTCGATCCCATGACCTGCAGCCCGGCGGTGCTGGATCTGATTGCATGGCAGCGGGATATCACGAGATTCACCGGCGAATCTTTGGAGCTATTCCGGCTGAGGGTAAAACATGCCCATGCCAATGCAAGGGATGCCGGCAGCGTGGATGGGTTTAAGAAGATTTTTGCCCGCCTGGGCGTGGGATATGTCGAGATTGAGGAACGGATCGACGGTCAGGACTGGGATGTGGTGGATATCCGGCTGTCCGCAAATCAACTAGCCGAAAATATCGATCTTCTTACGGTCCTGGTTCAGCATTACGGCCGGACCTGCAGGCGGTATGGATGGAAAACCATCACATCCATTGCCATGGAAGTCCAGGTAGTGGAATTCTCCAACGATTATTTAACAGCATTGGCCATTTGGGAGGATTAAAATGAGCAGCGCCTTTACCATTACGGGCCAGACCCGGATCAATCAGCTTTTCGGGCTGGAACAACCCCTTGTCATTGACCGGATGATTCTGGCCCTGATTCCGGGCCTTGATCCCACTGAGCCTGTGAACCGCAACCAGCAGATGCCGGCCCAGGAACATATTGTCCATACCCACATTATTGATGATGACCACAAGGGATATGTAAACCCGGATCAGGTGGTTTATTCCATGATTCTGGGATCAGACGTGGGTGATTTTTCATTCAACTGGATCGGGATCATCGAGGCAGTTACCAATACTGTGATCACCGTCACCACAACCCCGGAAACACCGAAGCGAAAAACCAACCTGGCCAACAACACCACGGGCAACTGTATCACAAGAAACGTGATGCTGGCGTTTCAGGACGCCCAGGCCCTGACCGGGATATCGATTGCGGCAGATTCATGGCAGTTTGATTTTTCTGCGGAGTTAACAAATCATGCCGTTCTTAGAGTTAATCCGGAAAGCACGGATGATGAAACTCTGAAACATCTGACCGACGCCCAGGCAAAGGTATGGCGGGATCATGTTCAAAACGGCTTTGTGCATAGGGGCTATCGCGCCGGGGATGAGATCATGCTGCCATATGTGCCGACATCGCAGCAAATGCTGGACAGGCGGATGCTTGAACGAAACGGCGCGTCATTGCTCAGGGTTGATTTTCCGGATTTGTTTGCGGCCCTTGGAACCATGTATGGAGCTGCCGACAGCACTCATTTCAATCTTCCTGATGACCGGGGGCTTTTTGCGAGGATCTGGAGCCATGCATCCGGAGTTGATCCGGATGCAGCTTCACGCACAAACAGGGGAGATGGGATCGGCGGTGATAACGTGGGGTCTAAGCAGGGTGATGAGTTCAAATCCCATGCCCATTCTATAAATACCTATAGCGCTGATGTTGGGGCCGCATCCGGATTTTATTCTGATTATGTGAGCGGGAATCTGTTTTTGGCATACAGCAACAGCAATGGCGGCAACGAAACCAGGCCAAAAAACAGATATAAATGGGGAGGAATATGTTACTGATGCAACCCTTATATAATGCACATCCAGAAACTTTTGCATATTTGGCAGGGCATGACACCGTGGCCTTTGAAAATCCGATGTACAACCCTGAAACCCATGATGAGGCGGATCAATATCTCTATAATCCCAGGACATCATCCCTGCATCCGCCACCGGTTGCAGGCGAAAATGAGGTGGCGGTTCTTGCCGATGGGCAATGGGTGCTGAGGCCGGATTATCGCGAAAAGCAATACTGGGATATTGCCACAAAGCAGGGACATAAAATCAGTGAGATAGGGGTTGAGCCGGATCCGGGGTGGACGGATCTGGAGCCCGGACTGATACAGGTATGGGACGGTGTCGGATGGACGGATGATCATGATCTCTGGCTGGATCAGGTTGTCAGGCCAGGGCGGGATATAAAGCTGGCCGAAACGGACAAATATATGCTTTCAGATTATCCCATCACTGAAACCCAACGCGGGCAATGGGTTGCCTACCGGCAGGCATTGCGGGATCTGCCGGAGACGCTGGAAACTATTGTTGATCCGATACCATGGCCTGCAGGGCCGGTGCAGGAATAACCCATGATGCAGCTTGACGATTTCCGGATTCCCGGCAAAAACCTGAATGTGAAGGGAAACCTTGAGATCCGGACCGAGGACATTGCCGGGGAAACCTCGGGGACGGATTCGGTGGAAAAAGGGACCAAGCCGAAAGTGCTGCGCGTATCCGTATCCATCCCTTTTAAAACCCCGCTTGATCTGACCGCCATGGTAAAGGCGGCTGAGGCGGTTTCCGCATCCGGAGAGAGGAAGATCTATACCATTACCAACCTGACCGCCAATGCGGCCGGGATCCGGCAAGTCAGATTTTTCGAGCAGTTTAACTGGGAAGAGGCGGACGCGCTCAGGATGTGGAATGTCTCGTTCAGCCTGAAAGAATATCTGAGTAATCCGGAGCGGGTCGAAAGCAGGAGCAACGGGCTGATATCGGCCACTGACCCGACCCAATACAAGCAAATTCTGGCCAACGCCGAGAATCTTCTTTTCTGATATGAAGCTGATCAAGTCCATAACCATTGATGGAAAGCCCATGGGGCTTGTCCGGGAACATGTCTGGCTGGATCTGTCCACCCCGGGGCGGGCTGAATTTACCGTCCGCAGTGCTGCGGCCCTGAAAGGGGTGGTGCAGATGTCTATTGGTGACGCCGGTCAGGGCGGTTCTGTGGAATTTTTCACCGGGTTTATTACCGGCAGCCATACGGTGGACGGGTCCCAGCAGCGGATTTTCTGCCGGGAGCTTTCTTCCGTGATGTGGGGCATCATTCCCGTATCCATCCGGAATGCATCGCTCACGGATATTCTGGGCGTTTATTCACGAAAAACCGGGCTGTCGTTTGCGATCCCGGACAAACCTTACGCCGTAACCCCCTGCCCTTCTTTCCAGACGATGGCCTCCGGGGTCCACGGGCTGGATTCCCTGGGGGCCGTATTCGGCATTAAAAACTATATCTGGCAGCAACAAGGCAACGGGCAGGTCTATGTTGGATCATGGGAGGACAGCCGCTGGGCCGGAAAGCCGTTTTCCGTTCCGGAGCAATTTTTCCAGGACGTGCAGCTTGACGGCACCAAAACCATGCAGGCCGTCCCAGGGTTGCGCCCTGGGGTGATGCTGAACGGCATGTACATATCAAGTCTTCAATTAAAGGAACATTTTATGGTGGTGACATGCGCGAAGCAGTTAAGCGAATCATTTTAAGAATGTTTCCGGAGCTGTCCGGCGGGTATCATCTGGACCGGTATGCCAGGATCCTGAAAATTTCCGATCCCCCGGCCGAGGGTGTCATTTGCAACCGCTTCAGGCCATACTGGGCTGCGGATATCGAAATCATGACACCGGAAGGCACACCGGCGCCCGGTTTTCCAAAGTATGAGGCCGTTCCCCTGCCCGTTCTTGCAGCCGGGCCGGATGAAGGGTTTTTCCTGTGGCCCCGGCCGGGAACCATTGTCACGGTCCGGTGGATCGAAGGCCGTCCGGATCACCCGGTGATCCAGCATGTTTATCCCATGGGGCTGTCTCTGCCTGCCGTGCCCGATGATATGGGCCGATGGCAGCAACGGCCGGGCGTGCATCAAACCGTTGACCCGGACAGCAACTGGGAGAGAAAAACCGATAAAGATATTCATGATGCGGCCGGAAATGAAAAATCAACGACCGCCAAGGTTTACAGGATTACAGCCCCCACCATTGTGATGGGTGCCCCAAATGGCGGCCCGAGCGTCCTGCCCCTGATCACCAGCGCCCTTGCGAATATCAAGGACGCCCTGGATATTCTGGCAACACACACCCACCCCAGTGTCGGAACGTGTTCGCAATCAGCGTCCATATCCGCAAAGGCCACGGCTGTCGGAACGGCCAATACATCTCTTGGCACTCTCAAGGAATGATCCATTTTCAAATAGGAGGAAAATCAGAAAGGAAGTTGCCTTGATGAGTGAGCCAACACTCTCAGGGCGAATGGACTGAAGCTCCAGACCAGACATCACGATAACGCGACAACTCCCTTTGCCCGGATCCGAGCATCAGGGGTATATCAAAGTTAACTTAACTACACAAGGAGAAAGTCCAAACATGAATAGCCCTTTGGCCTATATCGGCGGAAAATCAAAACTATCAAAACAAATCATTTCCATGATCCCTGAACATAAAACCTATTGCGAGGTTTTCTCAGGAGCGGCGTGGGTGTTTTTCCGGAAACCTGAATCCCGTGTTGAAGTCCTGAACGATAAGGACAGCGATCTTATATCTTTTTACCGGGTTGTCAGCAACCATCCCGAGGAATTTTTGAAACAGTTCAAGTGGTGTCTGGCGTCAAGAGAATGGTTCGAGGACTGGAAAGATCAGATCGAAGGCCGCGGCCTGACAGATATCCAAAAGGCCGCTCGGTACTATTATATCCAGCGATTGACGTTCGGAGGAAAAGTCAGGGGCCGGTCGTTCGGGGTTGACATTAAAAGCAAAACTCCGCGGTTCAACCTCTTGAGAATTGAGGAAGAGATGTCGGAGGTTCATCTTCGGCTTTCAAATGTCCGTATCGAAAATTTATCCTGGGCCAAATTCATTCCACGGTATGATCGTCCGGATACCTTTTTTTATTGTGATCCACCCTATTATCAGGCACCGGAATATAAACATAATTTTGAACTGGATGATTTTATTGCCCTGGCTGAAACTCTGTCCACCATCAAAGGCAAATTCATTCTCAGTATTAATGACCATCCTGAAATGAGAAAAGTCTTCAATGGCTTCAAACTTAATCAGGTATCCTTGACCTATACGGTCGGCACAAAAAACACCACGGCAAAGGAACTTATCATCACACCATAACCGGATATGCCGGATCTCTCATCATCATTTTAAATGATGCGGCCGGCAACATCGCCTAAAAGGGTGATGCCCCCAGGGGACACCACCGGATATCAAGACGCTGCAGTAAAATAAAGAGGGAAACAGTTTATCAAAGCTGTTTCCCTCTTGTCATCTGCCCTACCCCCATACCCTATTTAAAAAAATTTCAAACCCCCAAAAAAAATCACTCCTCCACACCACACCTGCCGCCTTTTTGGAGCGATTTTTTGCAATGATTATAAGAGTGAAATAAAGGGTCAAGAAAGCGCCCGTCAAACGTATGACGAAAATTAGGGGAATTGCAAACTTTGCAAAGAATTGCGGGAAATTGCAATCAGGCAGGTGTTATAAGCAGAATGACAAAACGGCGGAGAAGAGCATTGAAAGCGGATCTAATATGCTTTTTATTTTTGTGGCCACAACATCTTAAGACAAGTCCGGGGGGCCTATTCAGGGCTTTTGAGGAATGCTCTTCAAAAGCCCTATCACGCCCAGATCATGTGATCTTCATGGTCTGAGCTATGATAGCAGTATGAGCAAAGAAACCGGTTTCCGGTTGCAATCGGTCGCAGTCCACAGCACGTGCATAATTCTGTTTTGCATTTACTGGTTAGCGTGGCAGGCGGCTTTGTCTTTGCGATGCGTGAAATGGTTGCCTGGGAAACCCCGAAAAGTGATGCCACATCTATCTGGCGAAGGCCTTCATCCAAAATGCGTTTGATTTCTTGAACCGGCAGATCGTATTTTTTTGCGTGGTGTCCTCTGGTCTGTGATTCCATGATAGCGGTCCTCTCCATAAACGGATATGGACCGGTGACCTGCCGAGGTGAGAGAATTATTGAATATCCAGATATAGGCAGATTGTCAATATCGAAACTTGATTAATTAACGCTTGACCGCAATTATTTCAAATTCATCAGAGCCATGAATAAGAACCTCCTTAATCAATTTTCATATTCTGATGGTAAGATGTTTTAGAATTTATTGATTCGACTTGGGTTGATACTCAACGTATTGTGAAGATATTTCTGATATTTTAGAAATCTTTTTGTTTACAAATTCCAGGTCTTCTTTTTTGTTATTCTTTAAATAAGATTGCATCGTTATTGAAGTTGTATTCAAATCAATCATAGCTATAATGATCTTTCCTATGTTTTCGTATTCTGGCGTTATTGGGTGTCCCAGTTTTTCCCAAAAATTGTTCATTTTGGTTGTGTTTTGGCTAATTTTAGGCAACCAATCTTGCACTTTATATATAGCAAAATCCTGATAGTTATCTGGTTTACATCTATTAAACATATCTTCAATTTTTTTCTGATGGGCGAATAGAACACCACCCCATGATTTTTCAATCATATCTCTTTGTTCGGCAGTTGTTGTTAATATTTCCTTGCCAATGAATCGTGTGAATTCATCAAAAAAGTTTCCTGTTATTTCGAATGTTTTTTGAGTGAACTCAATGTATTTTCCAGAGTCTGGGTTTACCAGTTTGGCTGCCACCTCAACCACTGCTTTTTTCTCTGCCATGTTGATGGAAACGATTTTGAAATATGTGAATGTAGGGTGTTTTGATGAAGAAAAATAATTAACATTTCCCCATGAAGCGGAAGCGTCTAAACCATCTGAAAGGCTGGAATCTTCTGATCTGAGTTCTTTGCCTTGTTGGATAAGTCCTGATTTCACGCCCACATCAATATAGTTTTCCTGATCATTGCCGAAATAGAGACTGACTGTTTTGGCTTCATCTAACGCACTAACAAGGATTACTTTCCCAGGAGAAATGGGCTGATCTCCGCAAGCAGAGAGAGTGAAAGCCAATAAACAAAGTGCAAAAAATTTACAGATGTGCATAATTCCTCCAGCTTAATCAGTTTTCCATTGATCCGTTGTTGATTGCGTTCGAGCGGCCGGGGAAATAGATCAGGTTTTTGGGGAGCTGCCACCCGCCGATCAAATAGCAATCGATGTTCCGAAAAATCCGGCAAAAGTATTGCTGGTTCCGGCTGCTGTATCTGAATCCAATTTCCACGTCCTGGGGATTGATTTCCGTGGCGCTGGCCAGGGCCGTCTTCAGGACACCGACATTGCAGGAAGATGAGACATAATCGAAAAGGATTTCATGTCGTCTGAGTTTCAATTTGTATCCTCCTAAAATCACCCCTGCCATATTTACAATGGCCACCGTGTCCGGCAGTCGATCGGGCTTCCGTGAAAAATCGGCCCGAGAGTTTAGCCTGTAGATCGTTTTGTCTTCTTTTTTTTTGATGTCTTTATTGAATCATGAAGGCCCTGGATATAAGCATCCGCTTTACTAAAAAGCTCCGCATCGGCCGCCTCTATCTCAAGCAGCTTTTCATTCATTGCTTTTGCTATTTCAGGATTTTTGAATTTTTTCACAATATCCTGGTGCTCGATAATGACCTTGGTGATTTTTGAATATTCTTTCTTCTGGGGCTGGGGTGATTCCTGATCATGGCCAAAGAGATAATAATCAACTGATCTGCCGGTGGCCTTTGATACAGCAACGATATATTCCAAGGATGGATTTTGCTTCGTTTTTCCGTGAATATTGGAAACCACATTGAGTGAAACACCGATAAGCTCAGCCCAAGCACCAGGTTTATAGCTTTCTCTTTCAAGATCTATCCTGGACCTTATTTTGTCAAAATCTAATCTCAGATCAATTTTTTTCATATCAGCTTAAATTTTATTTGACAAAATTTAATGTCATATGTAATTTAATCACAGCTTAATTTTTTAACTCAACCTTTTATAAAAAGGAGTCACAAATGGAAAAACCAATGACACCCATGGAAATCAAACACGCCCTGGATAAAGCAGGTTGCACTCAGGTGAGGATCGCCCTTGAATGCGGCGTGTCCAAAACTATGATTAACAAAGTCATCAACGGAACCGCCGTCAGCCTGCGTGTCCGTGAGGCCATTGCCAGGGTCATCAATCGGCCTGTGAAAGCAATCTGGCCCAAATGATTTCCATACTAAGTTTATTAATTAAGTTAATCAAACCCAATTAGCAAGGATATTAAAAAAATTTTCCTGAATAAAAAACAGGAATAAAGGAGGCTGAATCGTGTACACGCAAGATCAGATCAATGTCCTGGCCATTGTGCAGGCAACCGTTAAACAGAATGGGGTCAAGGCCCTTGCAGACCTGCTTTCTATCGCCCCCCAAACACTCTATGCAGATGTGGATCCCAAAAGCATCGGCCGCCGCACCAACAAACTTGGGTTTCTGGACTGGCTGGTGATCCTTTCTAAAAGTGGCGACCTTTCCAGCCTGGATACGGCAAACCGGTTGTTCAACCGGATCTGCCTGCCGATCCCGGAGCCGTCCCAGGGCTTCACCAATATGACCTGGATGGAATATTGCGCGACCATTGCCAGGGAATCCGGCGAGGCCGTAACCCGGTTGGCCGATGCCATCCTGGACGGCAAAATGGGACCCGATGAAATGGAGGCTTGCGAGAAAGAAACCTGGGACGCCCTGGCCGCATTTGCCGGGCTTTATCTGGCCATTAAGAAGTGCGGCACAAAATGAAAAAATTTATCGCAGCAGATCTTTTTTGCGGTGCAGGCGGGACAAGTACAGGTCTGATCCGGGCAGCAAAAAACGCCGAAAGGAATGTGCAACTCACGGCTATAAATCATTGGGACGTGGCAATCGAAACCCATAGTAAAAACCATCCATCTGCCAGACATCTTTGTTCATCCATAGACAACCTGAACCCAAGCAAACTTTTCCCTGGCGGACGGATCAATCTTCTTGTGGCTTCCCCGGAATGCACCCACCACTCAGTGGCCCGCGGCGGACGTCCGAGTTCGGATCAGTCCAGGGCAGGGGCCTGGGAAATAGTAAGATGGGCAAGCACTGTTTATATAGACAGTATTCTGATTGAAAACGTCCCGGAATTCGAATCATGGGGGCCCTTGGGAATTGACGGCCTGCCGATGAAATCAAAGCGTGGGCAGACGTTCCAGGCCTTCAAAATTGCCCTGCAATCCATGGGATACCGAGTTGAGAGCCGGGTTTTGAACGCGGCCGATTATGGAGACCCTCAAGCCCGCAATAGGCTCTTCATGATCGCCCGGCGCGGTAACAAAAAGATCCGGTGGCCTGAGCCGACACATACCGAAACGGGGCGGGAAAATCTTTTCGGTGCAACCCGACCCTGGGTGCCAGCCAGAGATATCATTGATTGGTCCCTTCCAGGGCAATCTATTTTTCACCGGAAAAAACCCCTTGCTGAGAAAACACTGGCCAGGATCGAATATGGCCTTAGGAAATTCGGTGGATCAGATTTCCTTGTCAAGTTCTTCGGCACCGGCAAAGGGGTTTCACTGAGTGACCCCTTACCGACAGTCACGGCTAACGGAACTCATTTTGGTGTTTGCGAGCCGTTTATCGCAATACATAAGGGCCGGAGCAAGTCAAAGTCGATCAATGGTCCCCTTCCAACCATTACTACAAAGCAGCATTTATATCTTTGCGAACCTTTTCTGACTCGGTTTCATGGCGGCAAAGGCTCGGAAAAAAGAGTTCATGACGTATCATGTCCCTTGCCAGTGGTTGATACCAGCAATAGATATGGGCTTGTTGAAGCATTTATTTTACCACAACAAGCCGGCAGGAAGAATCAGCTCCGTGTCCGCTCAATAGAAAAGCCCTTGACGACTATAACAACGACAGCGGCAGAAATGCTGGTTGAGCCTTTCATCCTTAAATACTTCGGCACCGGAACTGTCGGCAGCATAAACAAACCCCTGGACACCATCACCACAAAAGACCGGTTTGCACTGGTTGAAACTTTCCGTCGGCATCCGGATATTGATATCCGGCTTAGAATGCTCCAACCACACGAGTTGGCAGCAGCTCAGTCTTTCCCGTCGAATTATAAGTTTGCCGGGAACAAGACTGAAATCGTCAGGCAGATCGGAAATGCAGTGCCTGTCAGAACGGCTGAAGCTTTATGCAGGGAGTTGATCGAATAATATATTAACTGTTTTTTAACCGGGCCGGTGATTTGCCGGGGTGAGAGCCGCAAAGCCAGGCCCAAAGGAGGAAAAATGAACACCGCCACAACAGAATCGATCTTAAAGATCGGACAAATTGTTTTTGACAATCACCCGCTTTCTTGGATTGAAAAGAACAGCGAACCGTTTATTGCGATAAAACCCATCTGTACCGCCCTCGGGCTGGATTTTGAGGCGCAGCGGCAGCTCATTGAAAGGGATGCCGTTTTGTCTTCAACTGCCTGTATTATACAGGCAGTTGGTGAGGATAATAAGCAGAGGGAAATGGTCTGCCTGCCCCTTTCATATCTCAACGGATGGCTGTTCAAGATCAGCCCTGCCCGGTATGAAGGTGAAAGCCAGGCCAAGATCATCCGGTATCAGAAGGAATGCTACCAGGTTCTTTACCGTCATTTTTTCCCCCATTCCCCAAAACAGGCGGGGCGGTTGAAAAACACGATTCAGGCCAGCCGCCTTGAACTGAATTTCAGAAAAACAGGGATGTGCATGAGAGATCAGGCTCAGAAAGAGGCTGTTCTCATTTTCCGGGGGAATGGGTCCATAGCTGATCTGGATGATTGCCCCAGGCTGAAGGCCATGACCCTGGAAGCCCTTGAGAAATTGTACCGGGACAGCTTGTTTCCAACCCCTGAAACGCAAGGATAAGGAGTACGGATATGGACATTGCCTATACCAAAGAACAGATCACGCAAATAAAACAGGTCATGGCCAAGAGCATGGGGACGGTGGAGGCGCTGCCCACCATTCCGCCGGAGTACCGGGATGATCTTTTGCCGGGCTTCACCCAGGAGGTGAGCCATGATATTTCCGATTGCATCCGGTTGCTGGAAACGGGGTACCGATATGTTTGATGGAAACGATGCCGCCCGGGCGTCGGAAATTGTCCGGGGACTGCTGGAAGATTCGCGGTTTGGTTTTCATGACAAGGGCGGGTACCTGCGTGGCGGGATCTGCCCGGACTGCGGGAAAAAGGAGCTGTATGTTCTGAAGGCCCAGCCCTGGCGGATTGCCTGCAGCCGCGAAAACAAATGCGGGTCGAGCTGGGCGGCCAAGGAGCTTTTGCCCCACCTGTTTGAAAACTACCTGAAACGGCATCCGCCGACCAGTGAAAATCCAAAGGCCACGGCAGATGCCTATATGATGGAGGACCGGGGCTTTCTGCCGTCCAAATGCCGGACCTGGTATGAACAGGAAGGCCACCGCCTCAAGGATACCGGGGAGTTTGTGCCGACCATCCGGTTTTATCTGGACCCGGAGCGGACCCGGTACTGGGAGCGCCTGATCGGCAAGACCAAGGCTGACGGCCAGAAAGCCCATATCGGAGGCGCCAGGAAAGCGGACGGGTCCATGTACCGGGGGGATGCCTGGACCCCGCCGGGCCAGATCCTGGAGTCAGGTGAACACTGCTTTATTACGGAAGGCATTTTCCACGCCATTGCCCTGATTCATGCAGGGAAAAAAGTGGCCGCCGCCATAGGCAGTTCCAATTTTCCGGCAAATCTGATCGAAGCCAATAAAGGCAAGGGCGTTATCTGGGTCCTGGCCATGGACGGGGACCGGGCTGGCCGAAAGTACATGGCCAAACACCGCAATGCCATAGTGGAATTGGGCGAGACGGTGGAGGTATGCCTTTTGCCGGACGGGCGGCAGGACTGGGATGATCTTTGGCAGGCAGGCCGCCTGAACGATGCCTTTTTTGAAGAATGCTTTTACCAGGGGCGGCTGTTTTCCGCGGACAATGTCCTGGAAAGGGTCTGGCAGGTGTTTTGCCGGTATCCGACCCGCCGGCATCATATTGTTGAATTTGAAAACGCAATCTATTCGGCCGAGGTGGATTCCAAGTTTTCCTCGGAACTCCGGGGAGAAGATGTGCCCATGGACTCACCGGAAGCCAAGAACCGGTTTCACCTGGCCGTCACCATAGACATGATCTGCAATGTGGCGCCCAGGTTTCTTTATATGGAAAAGGACGATCTCATGGATGAACAAAAATACGTGTTCCAGATCGACTACAAAAACGGAACACCGACCAAGATCATCTCCATTGACGGATCATCCCTGACCGGCGGGGAAGTTTTCAACAAGGCGCTTTTGAACAATACCAACGGCGGACGGTATTCCGGGGATAACCGGTCCTTTGCCATTCTCACCAAACGATGGCTGGACCGGCGGATGCTGGAAGTCCAGTCCATCCCGTTCATTGGATATGAAAAAAAATCCAAGGCCTGGGTCTTTCACGACAATGCCTTCCAGACCGGCCGGAAAGTCAAGCTGAACGAGCATGGCTATTTTGAACTGGGCCGCCAGGGGATCAAGACCAGCCTGGGGAGTTTCGCCCTGAACACGGACGGGGAGTTTGATACGGGTTGGCTGCCGGACTATGTCCGGGCATTTCATTTCCAGGGGCTGACCGTGCTGGCCTTCTGGCTGGGCACCCTGTTCGCCCAGCAGATCCGGGAGGCCCACAAGACCTTTCCGTTTCTGGAGTTCACCGGTGAACCCGGCTCTGGCAAGTCCACGGTTCTGGAATTCTGTTGGAAGCTGGTGGGCCGGGATGAATACGAGGGGTTTGATATCGCAAAATCATCACAGGCCGGGCGGCGGCGGGCATTCAACCAGGTGTCCAACCTGCCCATTGTCATCATCGAGTCCGACCGGGACCGGGGCGATAATGAAAAAAAGCCCATGCAATTTGATTTTGATGAATGCAAGCCGTTTTACAATGGCCGGTCCACCGGCACCCTGGGCGTGGCCACCCGGAGCAATGATGTGGATGAGCAATTGTTCCAGGCTTCCCTATTGATTTCCCAAAATGCAGAGGTGGACGGATCAGAGGCCCTGCTGCAAAGAATCGTCCACTGCCATGTGGATAAAAAGCACCACGGCGCGGGAACACGGGAAATCGCCCGGTGGTTTGAGCGTCAGACCTCCGCCACCGTGGGCGGGTTTCTTGAACTGGCCCTGAAAAATGAAAAGCCGATCCTGGGGGCCTATTTCAAGGCCTTCACGGAAATGGAAAAATTCTTTGCCGACGGCCAGATTAAAAACGAACGTATCATTAAAAACCATGCCCAGATTGCCGCATGCGCCCATGCCCTGCAGGTGATATTCCCCAATCTGACCCGTGATATGCTCCATGATCTGATTACCTATCTCGGTAACCGGGCGCTGATCCGGGAGGAGAGAATCGCTGCCGACCACCCCATGGTGGAAAAATTCTGGGAAACTTTCCATTATATTAATTCCGAGAAAAATGAAGTCACCAGCCTGGATTTTTCCAATGACGCCGGTTTTATCGCCGTCAACCTGAACCATTTCCGGGCCCAGTGCGTGGCGCACGGCCAGGAGGTCATGGATCTGACCCTGCTGAAGAAGATTCTGCCCCAGAGCAAACGGCATAAATTCATCGAAAGCAACCGGTCCATCCGGGTAAAGTTGGTCGGTAAAATAGTCAGGTGCTGGATTTTTAAAAAATAATTTTACAAACAAAGGATATACTCTAAACCAAGGAGTCTCTATATGAAAAAACAGGAAGAATATAAAATGTGCTGCATACCAAAGACCATAGACGAATGTATCGAAAAGGCAGCAAAACATATAGCTTCAAACTATGTGATAAATATCAAAATTGAAAATGGAGGATATGATGTCTGTTTGGAAAAACCGGATGGTTCTATCGTAGATAGCGTTGACGGTGGGGACGGTATTAGATCTGACATCAACGAGGCGATCCTCATATCTCACGGTTTTACATGCTAACGATTAAAAAGGTTCCAATATGGATATGGATATGGACATCACTCAAATAGGGATTGTTGTTTTCGGCATGCCGGCCATAACGCTGCTGGCCTGTAAAAAAGAGAAGGTGAGGCGGTGGGGATACATTGCCGGATTTCTTTCCCAGCCGTTCTGGTTCTGGTCTGCTATCCAGAACCGTCAATGGGGCGTTTTACTTCTGGCCTGCTGGTACACCCTATCGTGGGCAAGGGGCATTTGGAATTTCTGGATAATAAATAAAAATTAATGGAGGAATAACCATGCCAAGGAACATGAGTTTTATGCTGACAACCAGGCAGGTGAAGGAAGAGACAAAAACCCACACTATCCGGGATGGATGGTGGAACCTGAAAAAGGGTGAAATCCTAAACGCGTTAAGCAGTGCCAGGGTTTAAAAAAGGGGGAGAAGATCGGCCGGCTCAAGCTGATCCGTGTCGTGTCAACCCGTGAGTCAATGCTGATCAATGTCACTCCGGAACTGTGCGTAATGGAGGGATTCCCTGAGCTGACGCCGATTGAGTTTGCGGAAATGTTCATGGTTCATAACAGCAAAGCAAGCCTGACAAAGCCGCTTAATTTCATCCGGTTTGAGTATATTTAATAAAAGATAAAGGTGGAGGATGAGGAATGAGAAAAAGTGTTGAGATTTTTGCAAACAAAATGGAAAAGCGGTTTCAGGAAAAAGATGAGAAATACGGGCATGAAGGCTGGCTTAAGGATGATTGTGATATTGAATATGTGGCTGAGAAATTAAAAAATTGTGCCGAAGAAATTCAAGAAGCCATTGACAACGCTTGGTTGACTAATGAAGCATGCACCCCATTTGATCTTGATAAAATATGTGTCGACAGCGCCAATTTTGCAATGATGATATCCGACAGGATCAGGCATAACTCAGAGGCAGGGGGGAATCGTAAATGCTGAACTGTCAGGGGCCAGGTAAAATCGACTGGACAAATTGGACATGGAACCCCATCACCGGATGCCTGCACGGGTGTTCGTATTGCTATATGAAACGGATGGAAAAACGATTTCCGGGGATCATGAAGAAGCCAAGGTACAGGCCTGAATACCTCAAGGATCTGCGGTTCAGGAAATTAAAACCTGGGGATAAAATTTTCGTAGGATCTTCCGGGGACATGTTTGGCCGATGGATGTTTGGCGGGAACATTTCCATTGTTCTTCAAGCAGCCATGCAGAGGCCTGACCTTATTTTCCAGTTTCTGACCAAGAATCCACAGCGGTATTTTGATTTCATTCTGGATGGCCTGGATAATTTTTGGTTCGGAACTTCGATTGACGGCACACACAGAACTATTGACAACTTATTTTATTTAGTAAATTCGGTCCCCAAAACGGCTGTCAAATTCGTGTCTTTTGAACCGCTGATAGAATCCCCTATGATCAGTTCGCATTTTTACGATCTAGACTGGATCATTATTGGCGCCGACTCCACCAGGGGAGCCAAAAAACCACCTAAGGCCTGGGCTGATTTTCTGATCCGGGAGGCCAGATCCGCCAGTATACCAGTATGGGTGAAGGATAACTACAACTATCCAGAACAAATAAAAGAGTTTCCTTCTGTGAAATAAATTAACCATGTCCGACACCATCAAAATTAAAGATAACAGATCCACTTATCCAGGTGGGAAAGGAGGATCAGGGGTATACCAGAAAATCATCAACCTTATCCCGCCTCATGATATATACATCGAAACCCATCTGGGCAGCGGAGCAATCCTTCGGAATAAAAAGCAGGCGTCTGTAAATATCGGCATTGATATCGACCCGGCCGTGACCAATGCCTGGGCAGGGACCCGGCAGGACCTCACCATCATAAATGAAGATGCGTCCGGATGGCTCAGACAATATCAATTTACAGGCCGTGAGTTTGTTTATGCTGATCCGCCCTATTTAATGGAAACACGAAAGGGAGGGAAGCTCTACAACTTTGAATATACAACTGAGGATCACGTCGGGCTGATAGAGATTTTGAAGGGCCTGCCATGCAATGTAATGATATCCGGATACTGGTCTGAGCTATATGGCCGCCTTCTTTCCAAATGGAATTCGATCAGCTTTGAAGCACAGACCAGAGGTGGGCCGGCCACCGAATTTCTATGGTTCAATTATCCTGAGCCGACCGTACTGCATGATTATTCATTTCTTGGGGATGATTTTAAAAAGCGGGAAAGGATAAGAAAAAAGAAGGACAGGTGGGTTTCCAGACTTTTACAAATGCCGGACCTTGAACGGAATGCAATTGTTGAATCCATTCTGGAATACATGCGGGATCCTGCATCATCAGAAAACAGGATGAAGGCCTTGTAATCAATTGGTAGCTCTTATTGACATAAACGAGCTTTCTAAGGTATTGAAATGCTCTATGCAGACATTATATAAGACATGGCATTTGTATCCACATGTCTTTATAGGGCTTGGCAGGACTGCGAAATCAGCAAGGTTTAATGTCGAGCACGTGCTGGATTATATGTACTATAGAGATTATACGGAAAGGCAAAATGCCATCCTACGATCAAAAACGAAAATGGTGGGTCGGTTCAGTCCGGAAAAAAATTCAAGGCAACCATTTAGCTCACCTTGCACGCCTTCAAAATTGGACGGAACCGGACCCGGACACATTCCTTTACCGGAAATCGAAAGCCGGGTTTGCATTAAAGAGGGATGCGACCCAGTGGGAAACGGAGCACTGGGACTTAATCGTTTCCACACAGGTATCCCCGACGATCCGTTTAACCTTCTCTCAGGTATCAACCGAATATCTAAACCTGTCCGAACCAAGATTCAAGGGTCGGGAAACCCTTAAATACAAAGCCAGGCTGATCAGGAATTTTATCAGCTTTTGTGGATATGATCCGTATCTCCCTATCCAAACCGTCACTCTCGAATCATATCTTACCAATGAGTATAAAATTCAGGGCGGGAAAAAGGCCAACAGGTCTCTTCGTGAATTCAACACCATTTTCACATGGATGATGAATCGTAAGTATATTTCAGATAACCCAACCACTCCGATTGAACAATTCGAAGAGGAAGAGTTCAAAAAGTATGTCCCGCCACCTGAGGATATCAAGCTTGTAATAGAATCTGCCTGGGCGTTTGAGAAAGACCTGATCCGAACGGCATATCACACACTTGCCAGATCCATTGAACTTAGGCGTCTAAAATGCTCTGACTGTGATTTTGAAAACAGGAAAGTGTGGTTTTCAACGAGAAAAAGAAAGGGTGGATCCATTGACCGCGGCAGCGTGGATATGAACAACAGCCTTTATGAAATCCTTTACCGAAGGGTCAGGATAGCAAACAGTGAATATATCTTCCCGTCCGAACAATCCGGGCGGCTGTCAAAGAGCACCCTCGACAATATTATGCCCAGGATCATTAAGAAACTCAATAAAAACAGAAAGGCTGATGAGAGGATAAAGTCTTTTGGTTTCCAGGCCATCCGGCATCATGTCGCAGCTCATCTGTACCTGAATTGCGGGTATTCCGTTGCTGAAATGCAGCGCATCCTGAGGCACAAAAGAGCTTCAACAACAGACGTATATTTGAAATCAATAGTTGATATGAATACCGGGCGTGGATTAAACGCACTGGATGATTTTGAATCCAAGGAACAAGATATCAAACCAGAAGAAAAAAGAGTCATCGGATACCCTGACCGGCTATAACATATCGGTCGGTCATTTGGTCGGTCATTTTATAGAAATAACGGACAAAAACGGGTGGGTTCAGAAAATCATTGTACTTTAAAAAGTCTTGCCACTAAAGGTTTTTAAAAAAAATGGCCGCTTTCTGAAAATCATAGTTTTTATGCTTCCCACGCCTGCTAAGCGAGTATACTGGGAAACCGGTATCGAGAGTTCGAATCTCTCTTTCTCCGCCACTAACAAGAGTTTCAAGGGTTAATAGCTATGGCTTTTAACCCTTTTTTCTTATCAAGTTACGGCCCTTTTTACGGCCTTTTCCCAAAACGATACAGTTTTGAGACACAACAAAGAGGAAACCTTGCGGGGTTTCCTCTTTGTTAAAGCTGCCCTGGCCCCTTAGACCGAATTCAAAATTTCATTGACACCCGGGAAAGAAAATAGTTAAAAAGGCATTGAGACGTTTTTTGAAATGTTTCAAATTTTTCTCCAAACCCCCTTCCGGAACGGGTAGCCGGCAGGGGGTTTTTTATTGATCACGGCAGACCGGTTTGCCTTTTCATGGCGCTTTGGATGGTATCGTTTTTCTGAGAACTTCCAAAGCTCGACCCGAGCCATTGTGCCCGCTGGCCCCGCCTCCGATCCGGGAGGCTATCACCCTGTTTTACGGGTTAAACCGATCTCTTTATCAGAGGCCTTTTTTTTCTCGTTGAACTTGCTCCACGCCGCCAGCACCCCGGCAACAAGAATCCCAGCCGTTGACAGAAAGTCCATAAGCTTTTCCTGAAACTGTGAATCAAGCTCTATGTCAAACAGTTTCGCCAAAGCCACAATCACCAGAATTAATGCTGCATAATTCCTCTTGCTCAAATACCATGGGTCCATCTTTTTTCTCCTTATTTTCTCCACAATATACCGGCCATCACATGCCGGAACATATCATCCAGCCAGCCTGCGGATAGCCAGCACTCGGACCGGGTCAAACCCCAAAATACTGACGCTGTCACCCTGGTTCCCGCCGAGCACCAGGACCGAGCTTGAATTCCTACCTGCAAAAAAACCGACATGGCCAGGGGCTTTTATGACGTCCGGCCCGGACAAATCCCCCGCCCGGGTGAGCACCACAATATCAAATCCAACAGCGGCATCATCCATGTCCACCGGTACTCCGGTATTAATCCATGACCTGGCCCGGAGATCCTTAGATCTCGGAAGCCTTAGAAGCCAGGCCACATAATTAACAAATGCGCTGCACCATGGTGTCTCATCATTTTGAGGCCATTGATTATCCAGCCTCAGCATTGCCATAATCTGAGGATTATCCACGGCGCCTTTGACTTCTTTCAGGCCGAGGAACCTTTCTGCAATATGGTATGCCGTTGTTTCGATTTTCATTTTACCCCCAAAACTTCAATTTTGCGGCCATTGTAAGAAACCCTCCGAGTAGACCCATCCCGCCTGAAATAGCAGTATCTTTTATTTTCCTGGTTTCCAGGGCAACAAACCTTTTCTCACAGTCTGACGGATGCTTTTGTAAAAGAGTTTGAATATCTTTTATCCCTTCACTGGTGTCTCTGTGATAATCATAAAGAATACCCATCTGTGTCTCTATATCAGCTCTTGTAAATGTCTCTTTTGTGATTCCGGTCATTGGTAGAGGCCCTCTATTATTGTTTAAAAACCCTGACTTTCCACGTCCCACTTGCGAAGTCACGGGTGGCACCTGAAAAATTTTGCAGTCTTATTTCTGCCAAACCGTTTTGCTGTATGTAGGCAGTGGCCACGCAGTCCTGCAGATCATAGGGAGCGGCCACAAGAACAAAATCACCCACGACTGCCCCCGAAACCGTAATAGTGCCAGATGTTTCCCCTGACCCGGTAGCGAGTGACCCTGGGTCCCATACCAGAGTTCCAAGCAACTCAATATTCCCCCATTTGGTGAACTCGGGGACGGTATATTTGATCGTTGCCGGATTTACAGAGGTTGAGGGGGCGGTATTCACGGTTATCGTTCCGGCTACCTGATCCGCCGAGACTATATATGTCAGCAGATCAGCTCCGGCGGCCCCGGCCCCAACGACAGTAATATTCAATCTCGGCATGCAATTTTGAAGTACGCCAGACAATCCTGATATAACCGCAGATCCCGCCGTTACTACCGCCGCTGTCGTTATATTTGAGCCTGACGTCACCCCGTAACCAGTGGTTGGGGTCGTCACCACATGGCCAATATTCCCACCCTTAACGGGAGTGTTGTCAAAAATGATATCCCCCTTGCGATACCGATTAAAAACAGTAGAATCCGGAGCCCCATCCCTGAATTCTAAAAACTGGCCTTGAATACAAAGCCCTTGGTTCTGCTGTTTATTGGCATGGAAAGAAATCCTGTCTTGTGCGGAAAACGGATGGATAACATTTCCGGCAGTGTCTTCAAGGATTGAAGACATATTGTAAAAGAACAAATCTTCACCTATAAAGTTTGTTCGATTGTTTACAGATCGAACAACCGCGCCAGAATCGGCAGGCTGTGTAAAGCCGCCCATATTCTTCAATTTCAAAGAAGGATATCCCGTGGTAGCAGCCGAATAAAACAGAGACACCCGGCCACTTGGATCTGCTATCATCTTTTTGTTCATTTCTATCCTGGCATTTGAAAAAGACAGATATGCACCGGATAGGGCGCCGAGAAAAGCAACCCCTTTCCCCCAACGGGTGCCGTCATAATAGCCCAAAGCTTGGGCTCGGGTAGCAAAAGCCCCGGTAATATTATTATCCACGGTAAACTTCTCGACCGATACGGGCCTTGCCTCCATGCCAACGCCGCCAGCCCAGCTAAAGCAATATCCCCCGATACCGTCAAGCCTGACATGATCCACATGGATGTTTGTAATAAGGCCGGTATATTTGATTGAATCACCAAAACACTTTTGAAACTGGCAGTTGACGAGCCTGTGTTGCGAATCAACAGACCCCTGGTATACGAGATTATGTTCAGCGATCCCACCAGAAGGATTGGTATCGTCATATCCTATTATAGTTATATTCTCCATTTTACCAAAAGATTTGCCGGCAGCAGGAAACTGTATTGAGTAAGAATTCGCACCGCCAGCCCCGATATAGATCAAAATTACTGACCTTGGGGCCTCTCCCATAAACGAAACCTTTTTTAGAGAATTCGAAGCGTCAAGCTCAGAATGTTTATAAAATCCCCTTGGGAAATAAATCACTGTTTCAAGGTCATAGGTTGAATCTACAAAATTTATGGCCCTTTGAATTGCCGCCGTATCGCTGTTCGACTTGTCTCCCTTGGCTCCAAACCATTTAACGTTGACCTTATCAATTTGAGGGTTGCCGGTTACCGTTACATCACTCCCGAATATCTGATAATTTCCGGCCTGTATTGAACCGTTAATGGTTAAGGTGCGTGCCCCGGTAATCATGCCGCCCTCTTTGATATCAAGGCTAACATTCTCAGGGACTGTCATATTTGCTGTCAACGCCTGAGAATTCGTTATAACCATTCGTTTCCTGGAGCTTCCAGCAGAGGCGATATCAGAAACAAGATCCTTCACTATGAAATAATCCGAGGTTGTTACCCTGTTTTCAGCTCCAGGGATAAGAATTGACCTCATTTTTAAAAGGCTTGGATGCCATTGGAAGTATTCACCGGGGGCATAATCGGGGAGGGCAAAATCAACCCCTGGAAGACTCGACACAGGGGCCGACAATGTCCTGCCAAGTCGCTCCTTCATTTGTTGTCTTTCGAGGGTCGCGGCATCAAAACTGGCTTCTATATTCTCAAGATCCAAGTCTCCAGTGTTTTTATAATCGGTTTGCTGGATAAACGGCATGTCAAGATAAATGGTCATTTGATAACCCACTGTTTGCTGTAAGACAGTGGATAGGGTGGTGTTTACAATATTAAAATCAACCCCTGGCGTCAATTCTGTATCAACCCCGGTCGTGTCTGTTATCCGGGCCCGTATATGTCCAGAACTGACAAAATAGAAGGCAATGTTGAAATCAACCTGTCCCGCGGTTATGACATATTTTGATGGTTCATATATCCCGTTTACTGTCATTTTTTAATCCCTTCTTATTTTTTCCGGGTTTCTGGATATGATATTGAACAATGTGCCTTCTCCCCGTTCGTATTGGTCTATGCCTTGGGTTACTTCCCTGTGAATCTTTGTTACCGGTGCCTTGAAATGGAAGCATAATACTTCTATCAAGGCGAGCAGTGCTTTCTCCATTTTTTTGTCATTATCAATATCCTCCAAACTTTTTATAAGGTTGGTCAAAAACCTTATGGCCAGATTAGCACCGGTGGCCACCGGAGAGCTGAGAGTGTCTCTATAAAATCCGCTCAAATTTCCCTGGACAAGCCCAGCTATTTCCCTGAACCCGAGCATGCCCATAAACTGGGAGGCAATCACATCATAAAAGAGTTCTTTTTCGTCCGGATCTTCTCCCCAAAGCAAAGAGAACATGAGCCCGATCATGACAGGAGGCGCTATCATTTCAACCGCTATGATGGATAAAAGCTTTGAACGCCCTATCGTGCCGTTCCGGTAAGCATTATAAAAATAACGTTGCCGCTGACCATATTTAAGGGTGAAGGTCGAGAACATCGTTAAAACCCTGTGCCAGCCCTTCCGGCTCCGCTGAAGGTGGCTCAAGTCAATTTCCTGGGCCGAATCCTGGGAATCTCTTACTTTCGAATCTGCGTACCGGATAGCGGCCGTCATATCCCCGGCGTGGATTTTCATGCCTCTTTGATAGGCGCCATGCCAGACCGGAAAAACCACGGCAAAATCCATGGCCTTGATGAATACAAAAGCAGTGTCCTGGACATCCTGCCAAGTAATTCCTTTAAAATTCCTGGTCCTGGCCCGGATCATATCCACATTGCGCCGGATATCCCGGTCCTTGTTGTCCGACCGGTTTTTCATATATGGAGAGACTTGTTTCATAGCCTCATAGGCATCTATGGGGCTGGCGGATACTTTTGCAAGTCCTCTGATCAGCCAGTACGTCCCCTTTATCGGGTTGCCGTCACCAAGATCATTTATGGCCGGGAAAAAGCCTGCAAGCTGTTTCAGGGCTACCGACCTGTTATAACCAAGAATATACGCCGTGGCCTTACTCGCCTGATCCAAGGCCATTGAATCTATCTGGTCAAGCTTCAAAGCATTTGGCCTTGCAATTTCGGCCAGGGCCGGGCGGAGCATTTCATAAACCGCCACGCCTTCGGCCTTCTCTACAGCGGCCTGATAAGTGCTGTTCTTGAATATCTTGTTAATATCATTCACCGCTTCGGCATGGGTGATATACCGGATCGATGTATTCAAATGGGAATATAAAACTGTCAGATCCAGCCTCACCGGCATACGAACATTACCGGCAACCCTGCTTTGCAGCATACCTTGTTTGGGATTGGCCGGCTGGAACATGGCCTCATAAGAATTCATGAGGTCTTCTTTTTCTTTCCACTCCCCGGCCTTCATGCTCAAGGACCGGTCATACATGATAGGATAATACCCGCCTCTCATTTCTTTCCCGGAAGTTGTTTTGAATGCGTCCGGCTGGACCTTCTTTTGATGGAAATCATTGATCCGGTAAAAAACGGCATCCATTTGAGGCCAGAGTGAATCCACAATATCCCATATTTCTTGAATCTTGTCCCAATCCTCATCAGTCAAAATGCTGGTCAGTTTTTCAATATCCGCCTCAGAAAGGCCATATCCGCCGGTAAGCCGTTGGAGATTGGTTTTATTGCCACGATTCAGGGCAACGGCAAGTATCCGGTCAAAGGTCCATGATTTCTCAGTTTCCCGGTTCATGACCTCCGGGACTTTCACGCCGGTATCGAGTATTTTCTTGGGAAATTCCTTGGCCCGTTTCTGGAAATATTTGGTTATCGGATCGAGTTTTTTGGAAATCTCGGCGGTCAGAGACACAAAAGCATTATCAGCATCCATAATCCGGTGATTGATATTTATCTCGTTCGGTCCGGGCCCACCCTTTAAATTACTGACAAATCCGTCCAGCCGTTTCGTGATAAAAATAAGGCTGTCATGGGTGGCAAAGAATTTTCTGGTTTTGCTGGTCAGCTTTGCGAGAATGGAATCTTCTTCGTATTTTTTCTTCTGACGCTTCCTTGAAATAATCGGTACGGCCAACTCATTGGCTATGGTTTCGGTTTCCGTTTTCCCATCAGACAGATAATCTTTCTTGGCTTTGTATCCACGCTTTTGAAGATACTTTACCAGGTCGTTGAGTTCTTCGAACTGTTCAACCGTCAGTTCCCGGTAATCCATTTCCAGGGAATCCGTGGTGAGGAAATCCGAATACGTGGGGATCATCTGCCAGGCCTCAACATCGACATGAGACCTCAGGTCCGCAAAAAACTCTCCGATTGATACCCGGTCCTGGTCAAGGGCAATCTCTCTTTTTGACAGGCCAAACCGCTGGATAACTCTTAGGGTTTGCTGCTTATACTCATTCTTGATTCCCTTTGATCCGATTATTTTACCGGCTCTTTTAATGAGCCCTTCAACAGCCTTCCGCTGTTTAATGCTCAGCCCGGAAAGCTCGTGATTTAACCGGACTTTCTCGTTTGCCTGGGAAGCCGCTCCAAAATCTCCGGTCATGGCGCTTTTTCTTTCGATCCCGGAGTATTTCTTTAAAGCGGATAGGAATCTATCAATCCGGGTTGCGTCCTTGATTTTGTACTTATTAAACGTTTTTCGGGCATATGCCTTAAATGCCTTTGTGGGTGGAACATCAACCTGCGATCCATTGGCCCGGCTCTGATATTTTGCCATGATGAAAAGATAGTCAGAATGTTCATCGGTCCCGATCAAATAATCGGCCGGGTTAAACCGGGCGTCATTCTCAGCCTGCTTGCTCTCGACATAAGCCTTGACAAAATCTTTCTTGGGGATGATGCCGGTCAAAACCTCCATCATTTCATCAACCGAATCATAGCCGAATTTTGCGGCGGCAATGGTGGGGGATACTCCTTCTTTTTTAACAACAGGCGGGTTGGTCCGGGGAATCCTGGATACATTCTCTTTGCCGTAGAGATAAACCATTTCCCGGGTGTTGAGGCCTCCGCCTTTTGACAGCCCGTCAAGAAGCTGATATCCGGGAAGTTCTTGAAGCTGCTTTTTGGCTTCTGCCTCCCACGCCTTCCTGTGCATCTGATTATCTGCGTTCCGGTCTTTCACTATCTGTTTTTCTGCGTTTCCGATGGCATTCTTTAAAAGCCGCTTCATGTACTCCCGGTCATCCTGATTAATCCCCAGGGCATCCATGATCTTTTTGCTCGGCATTTCCATTTGATTTTCTGCCGCTGCCATATTGATGGCGGTCTCAGCATTCAGCATTCTTCCGAACACCTGCCGAATCTCTTCGGTCAGCTCAACATTCAGGTTAAGGGCAGATTTGTAAACGGATAAAAGCCATTTCCGGAACCGTTCAAAGGTTGGTTCCAGTTCTGCAGAAGGAGATTTACCCTCCATCAAAAAGGCTTCAAACCCACGGGCGAATTTTTCTTTCTGTTCGGTAGTTAATGGCTGGCCGTCTGTGGCCTCAAGCCATTTCATGGCGGTCTGGTGGTCTTTTATAAGGGATTCTGAGGCGTTCCCCAGGGAAATAAGGGATTGCATTTCCTCAAGAAAGATGTGGCCGGTTTCGTGGACGAGGGTTGACGGATCGGCGGCGCCTTTGAATAGGCTGATAAGATAGCCTTGGTCTGTTATGGTTACGGCTCCACGTTTGTCTTGGAATAAAATGTTTTTATTGACAATATCCTTTTCAGAGAGTATTTTTTTATCAGAAAGGCTGTTTCCCCCTTCGGGCAATTGTAGCCCCCTGGAGTGGAACCAGCCTTTCGTCTTTTCATTGTTCTTATACCGCAATAATCCTTTTTCTATCCAATTGATAAAGTGTGAATTTTCTTCTCTTGGATGAACGCTGGATATCCTGTTAATAAAATTTCCGCCTTTTTTAATATTCAGGTGGACAGCAGCCACGACTGTTTTTCCATCATGTTCAAGTTCTGTCATTACAACAAGGCCATTTTCAACCGTGGCCGATTTAAAAATCATAATGGGGTCTGCTATTTTTTCAGGCAACCGAGAAATCAGTTCTTTTGAAAGTTTGTGTTTGTCAAATAGGACTTTCTTTAATGTTTCTTGATTGATTTTTAAAGGCAATGGACCGGCTCCAACAGCCTGAAGAACAATTGGGGTTGTTCCGAATTCTATGGCCTTCCTTGGGTTTATGTTTCCGGACAAATAATCATTCAGGCCGGTTCTGAATAGATTGCCGTTAACCCCGCCCTGAAACAAAGACCCAGACCCTTGCTCGAACTCAGAAAGCCCCCGCCCCTGAATTCTGATCTTCCCCAGGGTATCAACCCGGCTTTGCCCTTCCAGGGCCATCCGGTCAGAGAACTTTTCAATCAGCTTCCCGAATTCCTGGACCTGTTCGGGCAATGCGCCGGCTGCGATGGCTTCCGTTTTTACCCGGTCAAGTTCAGTCTTAAACGCTGATTCTTCGGCCATGGCATCGGAAAATCTGTCGGCCATGGCCGCAAGATTACCCTCAATGTCAATATTATCCGCCTGCCGTTTGCTCATGGCGCTCGGGGCCGGTTTCAGATCGTCAAGGATGGCCGCCCGTTCTTCCGGTAGCAACCTGGCATGGATGGCGCTCATTTTGACGGGGATATCCAGGCCATTTTTAACATGGTCCATGGTTTCCTGGGGATCAAGGCCCAATTTTTCTATGATGACCTGGGCGGCTTCCGGGTTGGACTGAAAAAGGACTTCTGCGCCTTCCGGAGTGATAAAACCGGTTTCCCCAAAGCCAACAGTGTCCAGGAACTTTTCAAAATGGTCCGGGGAACGCTCTTTTGTTTTGGACTGGTCGGATGCGGCGCCTATTCGTTCGTGAAGGTTCCGGAATTCTTCGGCCATGGCCTGGGATCTGATATCCTGGCCCTGGTTCATGTAAGACATCCCGCCACCCATGACGAAAGCGCCTGGTATGACATCAATATTTTTTGCGGCCTCGGTGACTGCGGAAAGGATTTCCTGCCCTGCTCCACCCTCGGCCAGAGTTTTGATAAAAGCTTGTGCCGGTTCTTCCAGCCATTCGGTAAGGCCCTCGGTTCCGCCGGCAGCGAATGATTTAAACAGCCGATCCTTTAATGTCTTGGCTGCCGTGGTGTCCATCCATTTGTCGATACCGAGTTTGTTGAGATAAGAAGAAACGATACCGTAAGCCGTTGAGGCTTTCAGGGCAGTGTCACGGTCTGTTTTGCCTTCTCTCATCATTTCATCAAACAGCCCGGCCCCCTCCATGCTACCGCCCGTCATTCCGGCAGCAACCGGCCCACCTGCCACGGCAGAAAGAACAACCGGTATCATGGACGCCCCGGCATCCCCAATGTTTTGAATCAACCATTCCGGGTCAGCGATCAATTCCGGATTATCAAATAGGCGCTTCCCTTTGATGGCTTCTGTTGGTGCAATTATGCTTTCATTCAGGGTTTTTTCTGTCAGTCTTGACATTCCAAGGGCTTCGTTTTGAATGGCCTCAAACAGGCCGCCCTTATCAAACCCGGTCACTTTTGAAACAGCATCAGCGAACTTGTCAAGGTATGCAGATCCGAAAGCCATGACATTGAACCCGGATCTTTTTAGAATGTTCGCCGCCCTGGGAGCCGTCTTCAATGCCGCCTGTACTCCCCTGCCCATCATATCAATCATTTGTCTGGATGATTCAATTTCCACCTGGGCCAGCATGTCAATATCGTCATGAACGGCTGCGAGTTCTTTGGGGTTTCCAATAAACCTTGAAAGGGCAGGCGTGTCTTTCACCAGATCGGAGATCCGGCCATGTTCGGCTTTTATTTTCGCAGAATCAAAATTGCTTCTGACAATTTCTTCGGCAAGTCCGGTTCTCTTTGACAGGTCGGATATTTCTGCCTCCCGGTCTGGCGTCGTGGAATTGACCACTGTTTTGAATATGGTGGGATCGGGGCCTTTCTTTTCAATGTACTTCGAAAAATCTATCGGTTGATTTTCAATAGGTTTTGTAACAGAAAAATCATTCCCTGTTGTTTCGGTGGAATCCAAATATTTCAGGAAGTCAGTCATTATTTTCGATCCTTCAAATAGGCCTTGTAAATTTGGATAACCTGATCTTCTGTCGGCTCTATACCGGATGCTTTCAATTGGGATCTTATTTGCGTGGCATATTCTGCCGGTACGTCAAACTTTTTATCTTCCAGGGAGTCCAGGAGAAACCGTTCCGTTTTTCTATCTCCGAACCAGTTTTCATCAAAAACAACTTTTTCAAGCAGCCAATTTTCATGCTCAGCCAATTCTTTGTCAGATGGAAGACGGCTGTTATTGGTCTGAAATTCTTTAACGAATAACTCCATTTCTTTTTTAAACCTGGATGTTTTTGCCTTTGTCCTTGAACTGTCTTCTGAAAAAGCCTTTGACATTCTATCCTCCAGGGACAACGAATAAGCGCCAATTCTGTTTCCGCCAACCTCTTTAACCCTTGATCGCTGTGTTTTATAATCATCATCCGCAAGATACCATTTATATTGCCGGTCAATCTCTTCCTGAGTGATGGCCTCTTTGGCGACCATCCCCTCAAGCTCTCTTAATTTGGCGGGATCAGACACAAGCGGTTGTTTTAATCCCTGGGAATTTTTTAAGAGAAGCCCGGTCCGGACATTTGATCGCATGGGGGTTGACAATATCTGAAGCTCAATTGCCTTTCTTTCTTCGGGGTTTCCTGCTGCCTGGATTCTGGCCTCGAACATATCCGAGATAAGCTCATCCTGTTCTTTTTGCATTGACAGGGTATCACTGTGGTCTTGAAGCATGTGGCCCCTTGCAGCTTTGAAGATTTCACGGTTATCTCCAGCAAGTTCCTTGATTTTGTCAAGCTTCGCCTCTTTGGTGGCCCCCGGCATGGTTGTTCTGATTTCCTCTGATATTTTAAAGGCCTCGGCACCAGTCCTAGCGGCCTCAACCGCTTTAACCATTTCATCTGTTTTAAGGCCTATGACACCGGCTTCCCGGTACTCGGAGAGAAGCCTTTCCGCCTCTTCTACCCGGTCTTTCGCAAGGGCTGTGTTTATCCTGGTAACGGCTGTTCCCTGATCGGCTTCGGCCATCAAAACATCGGCAACCTCTGGGCTGTTGATGGCTCTGATTTCTGCATTATAAAGCGTCCTCAGATTATTGACTGCCTTATCGTTGGGGGCTTCTGCAATTTTTTGGAAATACAGCTCTGTCTTTGCCTTGGTGACATTTTGTTTATAAACCCGGTCTTGCTGTTCCACATAATCCAAAGCTCTCCCGGTGCTGCCCATCTGAATCTGGCCGGCCTGTTTTTTCCACATCATTTCAAGCCTGGGATCTCCCTGGAATCTGGCAGATCGTTCCTGATACTGTTTGGTGTGGAATTCTTCGAAATCTTTTATGGCATCCCTGGCATCACCGCCCTTTTTTGTGGACTGATATTCATGCTCGAAAAGCCTTGTGGTCTCATAATATTTATTGGCTTCATCCATGATGTCAGCGGCTTTTCTTTCTTCATTGAGCTTTTGTTCACGGGCCATCAGATCCGAACCGAGTTTCCCCATATCGGATAAAACGCCCTGGGAAAGCCTGAACCCTGCCGAATCCTTGACATTAAGCGGGGCTCCTTGGACGGCTGCCGGGGTGCTCCCAAGGGTGGCAGCCGGGACATTGCTTTGATATGTCTGTAATTTGATGGGCATTATTTAACCGCCATTCTATAATTGTAAGCGTTTGAACCAGTTGCCCCCGTCGATGATGGCGAAAGACCGGATAGAAGCTTTCCGGATGCGTAAGTGCTCAACCCTGAGAATCCAGCAGAAAGGAGTGATGTGCCTATGCTTCCGGCAGATTTCTCAAGATAGCTGGCATTGCTCGAATGAACATCGGCCTCCCAATTTTGAAGCTGTGCCTCCCGACGGCCTTCCCAATTTGTCAGGGCCTTCTCATATTCGAGTTCTCCCATATCATCGGCAAATCGGTTGAAATTGCCTTCCAGAAGATCCAGGGCGGAGCCGGTGGTTAAGTCAACATTCCCGGCGGCCAATAGACTCCGATTCGTGCCGGCAGCAGCAGTATATTCTCGTTTTAATTTTTTCTCGTCTTCGCCCTTGGCCCTGGCAGCAACTTCGGTTTTTTTTCTGGTGAGTTCAGCCTGTTGCTGTTTGGCAATGGCGTTATTCCGTTCAATCTGTGCTTCGTATTCTTTCTGTTTCCGGTTGGCTTCGGCATTGGAAAAGGTCTGAACCACAGAGACAAGAGAAGTGATGATCAAAAATATCGAAAATGGGTCCATTTACAACACCTCCCCGATTTCTACGTCATAAATAGCGGCAAGAACAGTCATCGGCCCGGCTCCATCGGCCCTTATCAGTAGGCCCCATTCGTCTTCCCATCCGGTATCAACCGGGACTTCAACCGTTTTTGTTCCATAAATAGGAGGAATAGGGTCGCTGGCATCATGAAGAAGTATTTCTTCAAGGTCATCTTCTGACGCTCCGGCCTTAACTCCCATTGAGCGATACAATTTTAGGTTTGCGGAATTCACCTTATAAACCCTTGTCAAAGAGGTTTCCCCGTTTGAAAGGATTTCTGGGCGCGATGGAATGAGATCAGATACAAAGGGAAGCCCTATCACAGCGTATGTGGTGGCTTTGCTCAAAACAACCGTTCCACCGGCCTGGACAATCACGTCAGGATGCTCGACGCCATTTGACCATACTTTTACGGTTTCGCCCACCAAGTGGGGAGCAATGGCGGTCAATGTCTTTGCGGAGGCCCCGGAATAAATTACCCCGGAATCAACAAAAAAGGCTTTTTCTGGATCATTTTGTCTAACAAAATAATTTTGCATTACCTCGACAAACCTTACGGTTGATCCGTTAATAACTCTCTTCACTACGGCATAAACCAAATCGAAATCACCCGGGCCAGGAACAGAGCAAATGTCTTCTATGAACCCACCTGAATGATGATGCCATCCGATGACCTCATGCTCTCTGACGTATGTCATTCCGATCAAGCTTCCATTATTAAGGACGGCCCAAACAACAGAAAACGGTCTGTTTTGGTAACACCAGTTAACCACTTTTTTCCCGTCAAGAAGATGAGAGGAAATTATTGAAACATCCGGGGCCTCATATTTATCAGTGTTGTAGGAATAGACGAACTCCCGGATAATATCACCACCCCTCTGGACATACAGAAGAGCATCCCCGGTATACAAAGCCGGGACAGCCTCGCTTCCTTTGCCTCCCTGTTTTGTGAACCCTCCGCTTTTCGGAGTCAGGACTTCCCCATCAGTCCCGCCCATTGACCATTCGTTTCCAGTTGTTCCAAGGACAAGCGTTCTGTCTCCTGCAATCCACTGGATTCTGTTCGCCTGAGTGGTCGCCAACGTTTTTTCTATGGAATCATCATCTACCGGAGGGACAGACGCAGATAATGATTCGAACTGAGCCGAAGGAGAGAGCCACACAGTAAATGGTTTATTGTTGGTTGCTGCCCATCCAAGGCGCTGTTGCCAGAAAAAAACCAAAGAAGGATAATTATTTGCAGATGTGAATGGATTTTTGCCCTGCGGAGGGGTATCGTCTTCATCGGCCCCAATATTATCGTCTCTAAATGTCAGCGCTGGATGGCTCACAGTCCCTATATACCCATAAAGGCCAGCCTCATATTTGTAAATTCTATATTCAAGCGGGGCGACCGCATTGGCTGCCCACGAGATGTCAATGTAATTGCCGTCAGTTTTATTCAAAATATCAGTGGTGATGGATGCCACGCCACTTGGCAGGCTCTCCTCACCGTCGGTTGCATCAATTGCCGTGACCACATATTTATACGTGTTTTTGCCAGTAGACGGCACTCCAACCGTTGCGGCCAATGTGGGAGTATGCGGGATTTCAGTATCCGGGATAAAGTTAATATCTGAAAGCACCCAGTTTGTGTCTGAAAATCTGGAAAGTTTCGCGGGCTTATGGTTTGGTGAGGCAATATAAATAACGTCGGCAGATTGTGCAAACCTGAGATTCCTTAGATGTGTAGTCCCATATGTCGTAACTTTTTCATACGGAGATCCGGAACTCAAAATCAGACTGTCTCCGGACCAAAACCGGATATAATTATGCCCAAATTCCAGAACCCTGCTTTCAGTTGTTGAAAAAACAAAAGGGACAAGGATCACTTTTTTTGCAAGATCGGTTTCTTTAACAGACCCAAGATATTTAAACCCCGGCCGTCTGGTTGCGGCGCCTTGGGGAAGACAAACCATATTCTTTAGCCGGAAACATCCAGATTGATATCTTTGCTGTTCGGGCCTTGCCCTCAAAAGCTCGGATATTTCCCCGCCATTAAAGGATTGATTTATCAGCGTAGGCATTTAATATCCCTCTGCATCCGTCACACCAGGGTAATTCCTGACAGAAAGAAATTTACAGCCTATATTCTCATCTTCTCTTCTTTCTTTCCCGGCAGCGGCATCCGTGAGCTTTGCTTCATCAAGCGAAAGCCGATAGGCCTTCATAAGATCTGGCAAAAAGTTTGATTTTGCGAGAGGGATACATATTTCGGCGGCCAGTTTAAAGGCGCAGGTATCAATAAAATCAGCGGGTGCCTGAGACAGATCCGACTCGATATAAACCACATATCTTGCGAAACACGGGCTTGCGTCGGTGTAAATAATCTTCCCCCTGACCATATCAAAGTCTTCTTTCGGATAGGTCAGGTTATCAATCGACCTCACGTCAAAAACCTTTTCAGCTTCTTGCGGGGCCTGATAGGCATATTGGTATCCAAAGGGAGGATCTGATATCAATCTTGGTAAAGACTTCCATTCCGTCGCAAAGCTCCATGGATGTGCCCTTAAGACCTCTTTCACCACATCTCGGACGGCACTATTGCAACGATCTGCAGCCCGGCCTTGTTCCGTCATACTGCTGATTTCTTTTACCCCTATTTTACGCAGGGCTTTTTTTGAAATAACAAGCAATGAGCTCATTTCATGCCTTTACTTTGGGGTCTTTTCCTGTTTAACCGGCTCAGCCTTTTGCTCCCAGCACGGATTATCTTTGAGTATTTCGGCCTTCTTGCCGGCAAGGGTGATTTCTCTGCCCGGTTGAACCATAAATCCATTAAAGTTTGTCGGTTTTATGCATGTAAAGGTTGGCATTTTATTTCTCCTGCTTTGATATGCGGGGCTGCATGATCAGCCCCGCACGGTTTAAAATTAACTGCCCAGATATTCCAGAAAAACATCGATGGTCCCGGCGGCCGCTGCGTCGTCCGTGGCAACAACCGCCTTTACCCACTTTGCTGATTCGCCTTCAAGGTATCCGACGGGCATAATCATCGATGCCATAACATCCCCTTTGGCCGGAGCATAGGCTCCATTCATCGTCACAACCATTGACGGCGCATGCTTTGGCGCGACAAAAGACCCGCTTTCCGTGGTACAGGTAAGAATGGACATGGTGAGCTTTTTGGTATTTGCCAGGGCCACGCTTCCATTGGCAACCATGGTTATTGCCAATCTTCCGGGGGCTCCGGCGCACCGTACCGCATTGGTTGCCGAGGCAGACGTATTGACCGGAAGTGTCATTCCCTGCTGAAAAACCTGATCATTAAACTGCAATTTATGCTTATACATTTTTAAGCCCTCCTAAGGCTTTTTTTATTGCAAAAGGTTTTTACTGTTTCTGTTATGGGACAACAGTTTCAAGTCCGTCTGAAAGGTTATAGGATGTAATAATCGGAATCTTGTTCCAGTGATCAATGGTCCGGTTGTACTCTGTGTCATTTACGCTCATTTGTAGAGCCGTTGCCTTGAGGGGGGCAATGGCCAGGTTGTGACATTTGGGATGACAGAGAATCATGGTGTCGGCAGGAGATCCGTGGGCATCTGCAATCATATCATCAATCATCAATGCGGTCGGCAAAGAGCCGGCCTGGATATTCACAACAGCACCAACCGCACGGTTGGACAGATTCTGCCATCCGAAACGGCCCTTTAATGCCACCCCATAACCAAGAACCCCATTTTTTGACCTGAGGTGATACAAGGCTCCGCCATTAATCAATTCCCGGTTGAGCAATGCGCCTTGCTTGAACCCTGTGGGATCGAATAGGCCACAGTTCACACCTTCTTCAATCCGGACGACGACAATAGAATAAACCGTTCCTGAAGACGCCCCGGCCTTTTTGATCTTACCGTCAGCAATCGCCTTTGCCATCCAGTTGTCATAGTAGAGTTTCCGCTCGGTATCCATTCCGGCCTGTTTCAGGATTCTCGGTTCCTTTTTGGCAAAATATGCAGCCGGTCCACCAAACTGATCAACGGTATCCTGTGCCTGTTCCATTTCACCGCCCAGAATGGCAAGATCGGTTTTAACCAGATCGCTGGATGCGTCGATTGTCGGCAGGGCAGCATCAGCATTGACAAACTGTGCTCCGGTGATGTCGTTGGCCTTTTCTGCCATGTTCCAGAGGCCATGACTGGCGGGTTCCCACCGGCACCGCTCAAGTATGGGAGTTTTAAAAGTAAGGTCATCGACCATTTTGGGCTGCTTTTTTGCGAACATGTTCGCAATTTCTTTCAGATTATAGGTTGCCATTATTAACTCCTTTTCGTTTAAGATTTACTTTTTACCGAATAAGGCAGAGTATGCCTCTTCGGTGGTCATTGATTTCTCGGGGGCGCCACCGGGGCCACCTGCCCCAAGGCTGTCCTCACCGATCTTGTCAGCAACGAAAAGCAAGGCCTTAATGACTGCGGGATTATTCCCTCCGCCAATCCGCTTAAGCTCTGCGCTTAACTGAGTTCCGCCCAGGTTGCGATCGATTGCGGCCAAGGCTGAAAAAGCTTTTTTGATATTATTATCGAATCCATTCCCCCATTCTTTCCGGAGAGCGGTTTCGCCTTCCACCCTGGCAACTTCATTGGCATCTGCAAGAATTTTTTCCTGAAAACCAAGAAGCTTTTGAGCCTGTGAGGGTGCGATCTTTTCTTCAAGGCAGAATTTTTTAAACCCTACTACCTGGGGAGCGACTTCAACATCTTCCCCAAGCTCAAATTTGTAATCATCAATGCTTTTGGCCTGTACGAACTGTTTTCCGGCCTCCATTGCGCTGATGGCATCATCCGGGCTTTTGAAGTCTTTGAGCTTCTCATGTGTGGTTTCCGGTAATCCGGAATACCACATGGATTCTTTTGCCTCTGCCTGGGCCTGTGCTGCCTGTGCGGCTGCATCGGCAACGGGTGATTGCCCTTGATTCTGTGGCCCATGATCTGCTGCGGGTGTTTCTCCCTGCGCTGGGGTTTGAATCGGATCTGTCATTTTATTCTCCTTCTTCTGTTTTAAAAAGTCTATTGGTGAAACCAGCCGTCCGGCTGATCCTCATAGATTTAACGATAGCGTCATGGGCCTCGGATGAGGCAACAGCAATATCATCAAGCAGGGCTTGTCCGAAATCTCTCAAGACAGCCGCTTTGGCAAGCTCCGGGTTTTTGGGTGTCCAAGAGGGGTCAAACGTCCCGAGCTGATCCAGTATCCAGATAAAGACCCGCTGTCCTTCCGGCTTATCGGAAACCATTTTAAGGTCAATCAAATATGTTTTAACGGCCTGATCTGAACTCATGCTTGCTTTAAAGCCTCCCCGATTATTCCGTCATTTCTGACATTCCCCAATTTTGCGGCGCTGTCCATGGCGGCAAGCTGTTCCTGTTTTTGAGATTGTTCTGCGAGGGCTTTGTTTTCAGCGTCAATCAACTCTTCATAGGCTGCGTCATCTCTAACAATCCTGGCCGGGGCACCAACCCCAGAAGCAATTTCATCAACGGCCTGTGCAAAATCAATTTTATGAAGTACCGTGGCCCGACCTCCGCCCATAACCTGGATTTCTGCGAGGCCCTTGACATCAAGCAGTAATGATCTGGTGGCCTCTGCCCCCACTTGCCTCAATGCCTTTGCAACCGTTGAAACATATTCAATCTTTATGGCTCCGGCCTCTACCAGGACAGGTGGAGGCTCCCCGAAAGCGCCCATCCGGTCAAGGACGTTGTGAACTCGCTCTATGACCTTATCCAGAACATAGGGCTCATAAATGGACACAACCGGAGCTATCTGCTGCATCCGCTCCCTTTTGCGTTCCATATATTCTGTGGCCGTCATGTCTTTCGGCCTCATCTCTGCCGGGAGATCATAAAACAAATCCGCCTTTGCAACCGCTGCTATGCGCTGCATAACGTCCTGGATCTCCTGCAAAGCATATTGATATCCCTGGACCGGAACCTCATAAAGAGGAGAGACCCCTTTCGGGTCTGCCGATGAAACAGCATTCTCTGCATTTGGTCCCACATCAAGCCGCCCTTTAAAATTGGCTGGCTTTTTCATTGGAGGCGCAATGATTTTTTGAAGGGCTATGAGTTTTTGACGCTCGGTTTCGTTGAGTTGTTTCGTGTGCCCAATCAGCAAATGCCCTGGCGACATCCCATATTCGGATCCACCACACCTGGAATACACACCGAAAAAGTACGGCATTTCATGGTATCCTGATTCGGACAGAATATCCTTAACATCGGCTCCATCATTTGCCGAAGATTCTTCATATATGATAGACTGGTACTTCATATTTTTGGAATCTATCTTGCCATGCTCCCGGTCTTCCCTGGGCCTTACAAGATGGATGATGTCAACGAGGGTGTATGGTGCGGTTTTAAGCAGCTCTTTGGTGGACTGCGAGAGCTTGTCTTCACCATATTTTTTCTTGAGCTGTTTGGCTGATCTTTTTATCCTTCTGACAACCGTGTCAAGATTTCCCTCATCGTCCAGAGCAATGGCGTAAGTCCCAAAAGTGCAGGATTCAAACCGGACTATTTTTTCTTGACTTGAATCACCGTAAAGAAGCGTTCCCGGGAATCCAAGCAATTCGATATTGAATTCATATATTGACTGATAAAAACCGCCTTCCCGGAGAATGGCACCTATCTTTTCGGTTCTGTCTGATAAATGTTCACGGACCCCAGGGGCTTCCATGAGCTTTTTGTCAGGAGTCCTTAATTCAAACCAGGGCAACCCCTCTGGCGTCATACCCACGGTTAATCCACCGGCAGCCCTTTCGAGGGATAGGGTGGCGGCCGGGTTGATGTTCTTTTTGCCCCTTTGCAGGATTGTGGTCTTATCATCACCATCGGACGGCCAAAAGCCCCGATGTGGCAAAAGATATTCGGAGATTATCTTTGCATCCTGGTCTTCGGTCCTTTGGCGCTCGCCCTCAAGATGTTTAACGATATCACGAGCGTCTTTTAATTTTTCGGTGACAGGCATTTTATTTATCCCAAAATTGTTTTGCTGCCGGGAGCCGTCCCGAGCGGATTGGTTAAAATATTACCGGATGATCCCCGGCGCCTGGTGGTAGCCTCGGAATCTCTCGCTGATTTTGATGTCGGTTCCCGCTCGCTTTCATATGTCGGTTTTTTAACAGCCTTCGTTTCTTTTTTTTCTTCCGCTGCCGCCACTGGTTCCGCCACTGGTTCCGCTGATGGTGTTGCCACGGTCTCTGCTGGTTTTTTCCCTCCGCCCATATCTTACCCCTATCCTAAAAGTGTTTTCTGATCAGTGCCGAGAGGTGAGGTCAAGATAGTCCCAGAATAACCTCTCTTCTCTCTCAATTTCCTGGCCTCTTCATCCCGCACCGCCTTTGCCGTCGGCTCTTGAGTTGCTTCAGGCGTCGGGACAGGATCGGCTTCCGGGACGGTGGCCGATGTTGCCGATGTTGCCGATGGAGTTGCCGCTTTTCCTAACCCCATTATTTATCTCCCAAATTAATGATTGATATAAATCCAGGAACGTGCCTGTCTCTGCTTTTGAGATAGCACGCCCCGTTTAACTCTCCGGTGATTTTAAACCCGATAGCCACGGCGAAATCCTTGACGTGACGGTATGGCTTGGGTGTCAGGCCATACAGGCTGTCAAATGATCCAGTCTTTTTGAGCCAGGCCAGGGCTTCTTTCCCGACCTCGATCTTGTCTTCGACGGTTTTCCAGATACAGAAATGGATCATAGCCGCTTTGCCGTAAAAGCCATTCAACCAAAAGAACCCGCAGGTTTTACCTGAGCTGTTTTTGATCTCTATCATCCAGTTTGCAGGGTTCCTGGCAAACAAAATAAAGGCATATTTGTCCATCTTTTGCACATAAAACACGATATCAAACATCTTTTGATCAGACATAGAATCAAACAGATTGCCGACTTCATCATCAGTCAAATGGGCAACATGGTTGAAATAATACTTTTTCATAGGTGTCCCAACGGATCGTAATCTGTTCCGCCCCGGCTTTGGTTTGATGTAGACCTCAGGCTCTTAACAATTTCAAAGGCGAAGGTGACGGCCAGCGCATCCGCATAATCCGGGCTCCTGCCAAGACGCTTTTTAATATCTTCTTTAGGCTCAATCAAAAACTTGTCACCCTTGAATGTGTATGTTGGCGTGGTTAATTCAGCTATCAAAGCATCAACCCTGGGCAAAGACCCGCCTTTTTTGATCCAATCAGCCATCTTGAACCATATTTCTGCCCGTTTGTTTGCATATTTGGGGTCATCCGCTTTCCCGGCAAATTGACAATCCATCGGGGATCTGCCGATTTGTGACAACCAATCAATAACACCGGAACCCCATCCGCCAGTACCATCAACAATCGTGGCATCGCTCTTTAACTCATCCTCACGGATCGCCACGGCTCCGCCTACCTCATGAGATTTTGCACTCCTAAGGGCTGTGGGTGGAAATGCGGAAAGGCCCTGGCGTGGGAAAATTACGGTTTTATCATCTCCTTCCCTGGCAACATCAACCCCGACAATCATGGGAGCAAAAGAGAATTTCCCTGGTTCGTATTTCCGATTCATCGCGGCCTCAACCTCTTCAATGCCCAAAAGATTACGGAAACCAACAGACGGAAATAATCCGAGAATGGTTGCCATAACCCATGGATTATCTCGGCCATATTCTTTGATCTGTTGCCTTGCCAGTTCGATATCAACCCGAGCTGTCCTATTGGGATCTTCAGGATCTGCCGTAATGGTGATGACGTGATAAAGATGCCTAAGTTTATTACAGAGATGATACAAAAGGCCGTCTGAACTCGTTGGGTTCCCGGCTGCCAGGATTAAAGCATCAATCGGCGATCCGGTAAAAATCTGTTCAGCAGCTTTGATAACAGGGATTGGCATATCTCCTATTTCATCAAGGAGAATAAAGGGGAATTTGCTATGCAGGCCGGACAAAGCCCTTCCTATTGCGTCCTCATCTGCATCTTTTGCAAAAGATCGAGCCGATAAAAACCATGTCTCTGAATGATCATTACTGTAAATCCGTTCCTTGGTCCAAGTGAAACAGGTCTTTAAAAATTCACTCCTTGATTGCCATTTTGCAAGCTCTGTCCATAAATTGTCTCTAAGATTTTCACGGGTAATTGATAAAGCCGCCCCTTTTGGATGTTCCCCTCTTCCGGCAAAGCAAGTCAGGCGATGCCAACCGTTCCAGGCCAGAACAGCCGATTTCCCCGGACCGGTGCATGCCTTGAGGCACAATCTCCGTTGTGGATTATATCCGCTCCCTCCAAGGCTATTAAGAGCTTCAATCTGCCACTTATCCGGGTCAACAGCAAAATTATCATGGACGTATTGAGCGGGGGATTCCCGCCAAGATAGAATTTTTGCGTTTGCCTGTTTAGATTTACTCATCAGGCCCCACAATCAAATCCTCCAGGGTTGTTTTGAGGTTGATATCTCTAACCTCTTTTACCTTGCCCTCTATGCGATCCAGGTATTCTCGCCCTGAGACAGGATCAGGAGGGTAATGTTTTTTAATGGGGACAATCAACGGCTCGGTTTGTTCTGTGATAGATCCGTCTAAGTTTATAGTTTTAATCCTGTTGGTAATTATATGGACATCTGGATGGCTATAGCCAATTGCCCTTTCATAAAGTGCATCCCTGACCTTCATTCTTCGCCCTGATGAACGCTCTAAACGAACATCGCTTGCCTTAATCTCTATTTCGGTAATGATTTGGGGAGTTAAGGTTGAATAAATTTGGTGGGGTTTTTTGTATTTTAAGACAAGTTGAGAATAATCGGATCGCTTTGGCCAATCTTTGTCCGGGTCGGATAAAAAATCGAATAACTTTACATAGTTTTTCCTTCCTTGTGGGGTAAGCCTATTATCCTTGTTTTCTCCCTGCTCAGCCATTCTTTCAGCCTCATAAAATTTGCTTCGAATGGCCTATAGTCCAGGATATTTTAAAATATTAAAAGAAAAACATCCTCCATTTTTCGGAAAATGGAGTTGATTTATTTATTGAATTTTTACAAACTGCTCACATAGCTTACCAACCTTACCATGGACGGGGCAAGCCAGGTCTATCTCTCTATATTCTGGCGAATATTTGTCGGTATGGGACCTCTTTAATCGTTGGCCGCATAGGTAGCAATAATTTTTAGGATCTGTCATTGGGTCGAGAAAGAGTTTAAAGAGACCGCCCGGCTTACAGATATCAGGCCTGCAATCATCCCTACGATACCTCCCGCACTCCCCGCAGTTTATTTCTGTCATTCAAGCCCCCATTAAAATACCAAAATCTTTTGACCGCAGCACACCCATGAAACAATCACCGGCCATAAAAACCAAGCCATAAAGGAAACTATTGCAAGATATAAACAAGATATTGTTTTCATCACGCCACCAACCTCGTGGGCCTACCTGCCTCAATATGCCTCTGTGCCCTGTATGCCATAAGCGCCGCTTCCGCCCGGTCATGCCGGTAAAATTCTTTTTCATAAAGCGGGAAAAGTTGAATTGCTTTCTGGGTCATCCTCTCCTTGCTGCCGGCAGCAGGCACCAACCCTTTACGCCAAGTATCAGGTGCGTATTTTTCATAATCAATACCGTTCAGGGTTAATAAATCTTCCCACATCTGAGCATTTCTGATGAGCGTTTCGGCTTTTTTCACATCCCTCTCATCTGCCCGGAGCCAGACTTTTTCCAGAATACAAAATTTAATCGAAAATTTGCCTTTTAAGACCGATAAAACCTTTTGTGAGGCAAGTGTATTCTTGAAGTCGTGAATCTCTAAATGTTTGCCACAAATGAGCGCCATGGCCCCTGTTTTTCCTGGATCAATACCAAGGACCGCTGAATTGTTTTCCATAATCTGCTTTTTCAAAATAGCCGTTCTCTTTTTTGCAGAGTGCCCGACATGCCAGCCCTCGCAAATTTTGCAATAGTATGTGTCGAATGGCTCACCGGATTTGATGGACATGCCTTTTGCAACGGTCCGGGCCCGGCCCTGGGTTTTTAGGATGAGTTTTGTACATTTCTTGGGCATTTCTATTCTCTCTGCCTTCACATTTCCTTTAGCAATCCCCTGGTCAGAGACAACAACTGATCAGGCATTAATTTTTTCAATTTTTTATGAATTTCGATTGCCTCTTTTTCATTGAAATTTCCAGATTCTATCTTGACTATCTTGGTTAAAAAACCAAAGCGCGTGCGATCCACCTTGTCCCATCGCTCAATCAATCTTCCGAGAGCAAGATCAATAGCACCTGGATGAACTTTTTCATTGACCTGTACTTGTACCCATTTGTGGGGATTTATAGGATCAAGACCATTGACAGGAAGGGATTCTATCTTTGAGCATTTTTCTTTGATAGATGTGAAATACTCTATAGTCTGAGCTTTATAGCCTTTTGATTTGATTTCAGAATTTTCAGGCCCCGGCTTGCCGGGGATATATTCTGTTTCTGTTTCTGTTTCTGTTTCTGTTTCTGTTTCGTCAGTGAATATTCCATGAGCACTCACTGAGCCCTCAAGAAAATGTTTTGGAGGTGCCGGGTTTCTTTGTTTTGATGGGCGATTTACCTTTTGATGATTTAAGAAAGTCCTTATAAAATAATACTTTTCACCGTTACTTAAAAAAGGGAGAATACATTTTATTTTTTCCAACTCAGTGAGCCATCGATCAAATTCTTGAATACTCAGTGAGTCCTCATAGGCAAATATGTGGTTTTTTAACCACCCAGAATTTCCTTTTACAACTCCATAGTCGTCAGAATGATTCCAAAGGCCTATGAACAAAAGGCGTGCGTCTCTGCTTGTATTTATTGCAACTTTCTCATCATCCCAAAACTCAGGCTTAATCATCCTACTTCTTGCCATTATTCAACCGCCTTGCAAGCTCCTGGACCCTGAATTGATATTCCTTTTCAGACCTTGAGGTTTCCCGGATATGCCGCTTTAAATAATCGAGCGTTGTCTTGTTGAATTGAGGTGTTTTCTTTTTCATCTGACCTCCATCTCAGATTTCGCAACTGAGAGTAAAGAGCGATAGGCATCAAGATTGGCATGAAGCCTCTTGATATTCTCCTTACAAGCGCTAAAAACAGCATCGGCGACGTGATAGTCAAATCTGTGACTTGCAGCCTCCCCTTTTGCCAAAGCAGGTATCAACGTCACGGGCTGGCCCGCTTGCTTCAGCCTCAAAATAGACTGAGATTTGGCTATCAAATAAACCCGTTCTTTTGCGGCTGCATCCTCTGCAAATGCCTTATACTCAGAAAGGGCAGTTTCAAGCTCTTTGCACTTCTGGATGTAGGCATTTTTGAGCTTTGTGAGATCGTGGTGGTCTTTCATGTGAAATGCTTCAGTGCCCAGGCGTACCCGGCAAACAGCCCGGAGAGAAAAAACAATAATCCCCAGGGTAAAATTTTTATAAGCCTTTCTGAAAATTTTTCAGCCTTCTGGTATTCTTCGAGCATTTTAGCCTCCTTTAAAAATCACTCCTTTTGGGGTCTTGGAATCCCGTCACAGAACCCCCAAGACCCTCCCTAAAATTAAATTTTAACTTCTGCTTTGCCTCTATCTCAGCCTTCCCGCCCTTGTGCTGTTGGCCGTAGCCGGTTGCAAAACCCGGAACGGGGGAGCTTGATTTCATATTTGCCTTACAAAAATTTCATAACTCTGCCGGATCTCATCCAGGGCCTTGGTCAGGTTTTCCCGGACCTCCTGGATGTCTCTGTTTTCCCTGATGGAATTGTGAAGAGCGGACACGGCCGGCAGATCATCCAAAAGCTCATCCGCAACACTTGCCTTGTCAGGCTCCGCACCGGCGCACGTCAGGACACAGCCTATTATTTCAGCCTGCCGGTTGACGGCTCCGATAGCCATATCCTTGCGCCCGAGTTCAACAAGGCGTTTCAGGGCCATTTCATATTTGTCCATGGGGTTGCGTTGTGAGCTTTCCGAGAAATCCGGATCGCAAGACCATCGCTCAATTTGCCGGGTTGACACATTAAAAAGCTTTGAGAGGTAGCCTTTGCCGCCGGTTGAGGACAGGGGCTTAAAAATCTCAATACAGGATGAAAAAAACTGCCAGGTCCCTATATGCGCCGTGGTCGTTTCCCTATTCATTTCGGCCTTCAAGTTGGTCGTTGGGGGAGATATTATTAAAATATGAAAAATTCATCTTATGCGGCCCCCTTGAGCTGGTCGAAGGCCCGTTGTCTGGTTGATATATTTTTTTTTGAATTAAACAGCCATGTTTCTATGGTAGTTCTTGTCATTTCGGAAAGTTGTTTTGCAAGCCTGGGGCCACAATTTCTATTCCCTGCTAATATATGGCTTAGATGCCCTTCAGATATTTTTAATTTCTGAGCCGCTATGTTTTGTTTTATGGGTTCCATGGTCATAACTTGTCATATCGGAAAGTATATGTCAATAAAAAATTGTCTTATTGACAAGTTTTTTTATTTCCTAATTTAGACTGGATGGTATAGGGCTCTAATTATGGAAGAAGATCTTGCATATAAATATTTTATGGCGGCTCTAAACGGTTGGGTTGCTGAGAAGAAAAAAAACAAAGACCCAGCCCAAAAAATATTGGCCCTCGGGTTAAAAACGGAAGAGGGGACTATCAGCCGGTATTTAAACCCAAAAAGGGAAAAGCCTATCCCTTTTGAAAGCCAAACCAAAATAGCTAACGTATGCGGGCACACCTATTTATCTTTTTTACAATTAGGGAAAAATATAATAGATGGCAAGAAGGCAGAAAATAATATATATGCCTTCGACAAAATCGAACAAGACCACCAGGCGTTAACTTTAAAATTTAAAGACAAGGTGGCTGGGTATGAAGTAAACCAAAACCTGATAGAGCTTGAACAGCTTAATAGTGAAGAGTTTTATGCTATTGTCGGTAGAATAAAGGGCAAAGTGAAAACGTTAAAAAGCGAACCCCAACCCCCGGCGGAGGCCCAGGGGGAATAAGTGTGGAAGCGGCCACGATCCCGCTGAGGTCCGGCTATGGTTACAATGTTCATTATTTCGATCATGATTTAAGGCTCACTTTTTCAAGACAGGAGAGCATGGATGCATTTGATAAAAGCTCGATCATGGGAAAAAGTATCCTGGAATTCATGCCGCCGGGGGAATCAGTGTCAACCGCCCAGGCCATCCGAAGGGCTTTTGAAAACGGCCATACATGGCATTCGTATTCTGTTGGGGACTTTGCTTTTTTGTGGCTGATTCAGAAAATAGATAATTCAATGGTTGCCGTTCATGAGGTGTATGACAACCCGGCTGACCGGTCCAAGCGCAAGCGGTTTTTACTGGCGGCTTCCGGGAATTTTTATAAACGATATTTCAGGGAGGATGCTGGATAGGGAAGTATTTATCCAATGTATTCGGGAGTGATTATGGGAAAGATACAAGAAAGCATAATTGATGCGTTAGGCGCCGTAGCAATTGTGCTGACAATTCCACTGTTTCTTTTAAATTTTTCTTCAGGCATTGTCGGTGGTATATGGTTACTAATTCTTGGAAAATGGAAACTTGTACTGATTGGTTTTGGTCTCACAGTTTTTTTTCCTGCACTACTTTTTTCATTAATACTTTTACCTGGCACCGGAATTAGCTTGCTTGGAATGAAACTTGGGCAGCGTGGAATTCCTTTATTCCCAAGAATCATTGGCTTTATCGGTTCTTTTATCAATTATTGCATCATTGCTTTTTGGATATTAATTATCGTTACCATGTTTGTAAGGCAATCTGATGGGCACAATCTTGTTCCGTTTCTTCTATTTGGCTATTCTACGGCAATGTTTCCGCTTTCTTATATGGCAAAATATGATGGACCAGACGCAACTGGAACAATGCTGGCCATGCTATTTGCTCAAATATATACGGTAATCTTTTGTTTTGTGGGTATAATGATAGAGCGAATGGATATATCAAGTCTTATAAATCTTCTACTTCTCGTGGGCTTTCCTCTTTTTCATACTTCAATTGGTCTGAAAATGAACGATGGATTCAAGAACAAATCAAAAAATATACAGTGATATTCAATAAAAACACCCCATAACAAAAAGGAGACTGTCATGAAAAATTTTCATTATTTCTGTTTTTTTGTATTTCTTACCTGCAATATCGCTTTTGCCCAAGAACCCACAAAATCAGGCACGGAGCCGACCCAAAAAACAGAGCCGGCCCAAATTGCAGTATCTACAAACGAAGATAGAATTCCTGAAAAGGAAGTAGTGGTAGAAAAAAGGGGATGCTGTTCTCATCATGGCGGAGTCTGCGGCTGTCAAGGAGGCCGTGCGAAATGCTGTGACGGGACACTTAGCCCATCATGTGGGTGCGATTAAGGGCTTACTCTCCAACAATCCACCAGCAACCCGAAATGCTCAATGGTCGCCTTCATCCGGTTCCAATATTTCATATCGTCCTCTGATTCAATGATCAGGACAATTCCCGCCCTCTTCCCGGTCAGCATGGCATAATATAAAGATTGTCCTATTGCCTCATACCATTTCCGGGCAAAGTCCACCTCAACGGCGTTCATTCCCGTGATGCAATCACACCGGGTTTGATCCTGCAAGACCACCTCAGCACGCCCGCCATTTTCAGCACACCATTTATCCTGATACCATTTTTCGGGGTGAAGGTGACCAGCCCAAAGCAACCCCGGGAATATCAAAAATAAAATGATTGCCTTTTTCATGCCCTGAAAGTATCACACAAAAAACCATTTGACATTTTATTTTTTTCTTGAGACGATAACCATCAGGAATCCCGTCACAGATCCCTAAGACCCTCCTTCACGGGAGGGCAACATGAAAAAACAGATCCACACCAAAGAGCCGGACAAATCCGTTCCGGTTTTTTGCTTCCGCACGAATTCCAACAGGCCGAATCAGGCCGAAACCTACATCAATCCATTTTCAAAAAAGACAATCTATTTCCAGCCATTCAACGCCCATGCCTGGATTCGTGGTTTCCGCATGGGGGTGGTCAGATGATTCAGAGATATCATATATCCAGCCAAGCCCATGATGAAATATTCCGGACCTACATGTCCGGTACCGGGGCGGGAGAAGTCGCAGACATCGCCAAAAAATTCAGGCTGCCAAGATGGAGGGTTTCCCGGTATGCCCTTCATCAGGGTTGGGTCCAAAAACAAAAGAAAGAACCCGTCTGGTCAGACCGTGAACTTGAGATCCTGGAGCGATGGGCACACCTCACCCCGGAAAGAATAAAAATCAGGCTGAAGTCCGCCGGGTTCACACGCTCTTTAACCGGCATCATTTTAAAACGCAAAAGAATGCGGATGTTATCGAATCTCCGGGGCCAGTCGGCGACCAGCCTTGCCATGTGCCTTGGTGAAGACTCCCATTTTGTCACGAGGGCTATTAAAGAGGGCCGCTTGAAGGCCAAGCGGAGAGGTACGGCCAGAACCGCCAACCAAGGCGGTGATATGTGGTTTATCACGGATCACAGCGTCCGGGAATATATCATAGAAAATGTCAACGAGATCGATCTGCGGAAAGTTGATAAATATTGGTTCGTTGATATCGTGGCCGGAAAGGCGGTGGAATAATGGATCAGAACAAAGAGCTCCGCGAAGAACTCACCCATGCAAAAAAAGACGGCCATTTTATCTTTGTGCCGTCAACACCCCTGCCCCAGATTAATGGGATATTCGTCCCGGTTCTGAACAAAATCAAACTCCGGCCGGATGATTTTTACACTATCTCCGGGAAATTCGGACTCCACCACCATGCCGCCATGAAACTTGCTGACGGGGCAGGGATAGAGTGGGTTTCTGAAATCGGCAGGGTCGGCCGGTGGGATGACGGGAGAAATCCAAACCGTTGCACTTTCAGGGTTGTGGCCCGGTATCGAGCGCATACCGGATTATTTATCGAGTTGCCGGCCAGCAAACATATCGACCTCGATGCAAAGAAAATAGCTTTAGACGCTAAATATGCCGAAGATTGGGAATATAAAAACAAGTTCGGCGGCGGCAAAGGACCAAATGGGTACGACGTAAAAAAACCATGGCCCCAGGACAAACAGGATTTTATTAGGTATTTCACGAATAGGGACATCAATCAGATTAAAGACGTGATTGATGAGCGATGCGAATCAGGTGCCCAAGTTAGGGCTGTTCGAAATATTCTACATCTCCCTGCGGCATTTTCTCCCTATAAGAAAAATGGGGATGAACACGATGGCGTCTCAAAATATTTCTATATAGTAAAATATGTTCTCGATCCCACAAACGTGGAAGTGCAGAGGGTCCAAATAGCAGGCCTATATCAAGCAAATCTGAACATATATGGAGCCGCTCCCCCTGTATTGCCACCGCCCAGGATAAAAGAACTCCCGGAAGAAACACAGGAAGAAGATATTGAGCCGGATGTTCCGGGCACCAAATCAGAAGACGGCCAGACCGTAGATTTCGAAAACCAGTCCCCAGAAGACCAGGAAAAAACCATCCTGGCCCTGATCAAGAACATTGGATACAAATTCTATGACCAGGATATGAAAGATAATCCCCCTCTCCATATGTGGAACCAGGACGGCCGAACAGATTATTTCAAACACATCTTAAACTCTAAGAAAGGAGCCGCATGATGGGAACAAGAATTTTGCATTTTGCCGACGTTCATGCAGAAGAAAAAAACAGTGAAGAAATTCAGCGGTGTCTTGATTTTATGGTTAAAACCGCTGAACAAAAACGCCCTGACGTGATTATTTGTTCAGGGGACGTGACAAACAGCCAATATCTTGCCGCCGATACCAAGTCGGCAAAGATGATATCCAGCGTGTTCCGGAAATTATCGGATATCGCACCGGTTGCCGTCGTTTGTGGGACATTTTCCCACGATGGACAGACGCCGGAACTCCTGAAATATGTCTCCGGGAAAAATCCTATCCATGTCAGCACAAAGCCTGAGCAGATTTATCTCAGGTCTCAGCTTGTGAACAAAATAGTCCCCGCCCACCATGTTTATTCCTGGGTGACGGCAGAGGATATGGAAGCGGTTATGATCCCGAACCAGGAAATTGTCATGATCGTCACGCAGATCCCTCCACCGACCAAAGAGAATTGGAAAAACCGCCAAGGCGCCGAAATCGATAATCAAAACATAGCCCAGGCCATGGGGTCTATATTTGCAAGCTTTGGGGTTATGGCTAACGGATATGATTCAATTCACGTCCTCAACGGACATTTTTCAATGAAGGGTTCAAAGATTTCCGAAACTCAAACCCTCCCCGGCACAGACATTGCCATTGATACCGAGACTCTTTCCATGGCTCTGGCCGATATCTGCCTTCTCGGCCATATCCATTACGCTCAGGAATATGCTCTCCCTGCCGGAAAAAAAGCTTTCCACGCCGGGTCCATCTTTAGAAAGGATTTTGGAGAGCAAGGGATGGCAAAGGGATTCTACGTCCACGATATCTGCGACGACAATGAACCGGACCTGCATGAATTTATTCAGACCCCCACCCGGGAAATGATCCAGGTGGATTATAACTGTGTCTCTGATCCGGACCTGATCAAAGAAAATTTTATCCAGCGGGTGGTTTCCGACATCCTGGACAATGGCGGTCAGGAGAAACCCGGATATTGGGCAAAGGTGAAAATAACTCTCTGGATAGATGATATCCGCAGGATCAACCAATCCGCATTGAAACAGTCCATCAAAGAAGCCGGGGCCGACAATGTTGTCCTCGAAATTAAACGAGTGCGCCGGGAGAATTCCCGGGAAGAAGAAATTATCAAAGCCGAAACCCTGATTGATAAGGTCCGTGCCCTGGCCAACCACCGGAGCCAGCCCGTGCCGGCCGGCGTGTTTGAAATGCTGGAAAATGTGGAGGCTATGAGCCCGGCCGACCTGGTTAAATACTGTCAGGCACGGCTTAATCAGGACAAACCGGCTGTAATCGTCAACGAAATTGAGAAAGAAAGAGAGGTGGCATAATGGAAATAGATACTATGAAAATAGAAAAAGCTTTTGAAACCGCTATTATTAAAATGATTCAGAATGGGGAGGCGCTTAAACTCCCGTTTGATAAAAGAATAGACATATCCAACGAGTTACATTCCGCTTTATCCGCCATTGATTATGACCGGGTCCGCTCAAACATAACAGAGCTTCTAGAAACAGAACTCGCTCAAAAAATTGTCAATAAAATCGTCACTGAAATGGGAAACGATATAAAGAAGCTCATGGAAAACGCAACGATCAGAGATGATTTTAGATTCCTTTTGAGGAAAGGTGTTGAAACCATTCTTGAGAGAGTGAGGAAATAATTATGGCAAACCTGCAATATATAAAAGTAAAAGGATCATACGGCATCCATTACGGCCTGGGCGTGGATGAGATTGCCGTCAATTTTGAACACCTTTCCGGCCTGATTAACCTGGCCGGGAACAATGGCCAGGGGAAAACAACATTTATGGAAATGCTTTCCCCTTTCCCGTTGTTCCCCAGCCGACAGCAAAAGAACCCTCAGAAATACAATTTCAAAAAGCAATTCCGGCTCCGGGACTCATACAAAGAAGTATGTTATCTCCACCAGGGCAAAAAGTATGTTTTCAGGGTTGAGATCCCGGCAGGCACAACCATGTCCCCGGAAGGATATATAACTTGCGACGGGGCGCCCATGGTTAAGGGGAAAATAAGCGAATATAAGCGGGTGGTGTCTGAGCTATTCGGGAGCGAGAAGTTGTTTTATTCATCCATTTTTAGCTGTCAGGGTGGACAAAAGTTGACAGACTTGACAGTGGGAGATTTTAAAAACCTGTTGATAGAACTCCTTGGTCTGAAAAAATACAATGAATACTGGCACAATGCCGGGGCCTGTATCAAAGAGTGTGAAAGCGCCCTCTCCGAAGTTCTCAGGGATTTGGAATATTATTCGACACGGGAAGAGGAAATCCTGAGAAACTCCACATCATTGAAAGAGAACCTGGCCTCAGTTGATGTCAAAAAAACGGAAATTTCAGGTTTTGAAAGAAAGGCCGCTGCCATCCGGGAAGAATTGTCCAGGCTCGCCCAGGAATCAGCAGAAGCCCAAAAACAAGAGGCCGTCCTTGCTGAAAAGAATAAGCAGCTTGCGGCCATCACGGACCAGATCATCAGCTTACGGGCAGAAAAGGCCGAGGTTGTGCGCCTGCACAATGAATGGATTGAGAAAATGGCAGAGGAAACGGCCCCCCTGCATGAGTTGGTAGACCAGAAAGAAATGATCCTCACTGCATCACAGAGTATCAAAGAGCTTAAATTGCACGATTCTTTGCTCAGGAATGAACTCAATGACGTAACCGTTAAGGGCAACGGCCTCAAAGAAAAAATATCCGGGATAGACCTGGCCATTGCAAACATCAAAACCGACCGGCTCAACATCGAAAATGACCCCGAACTCAAAAGCCTTGAAGAACAGATCAAGGCCCTCAACGATGAGAAAGCCAACACCGAACGAAAGATTGCAGAACTGAATACCAGGATTGCTGCCATCTCCGATGATCCGGCAATCAAAGCCATGCAGAAAGAACTTGAACAATTCAAGGCCGCTGAATCCCTGTTGGCACTCCGGCCGGGCGCTTGCCTCATAGACGCCTGCCCGTTTATCAAAAATGCTCTTGAAAAGATTTCCATGAAACCTGCAAAGGAAAAGGAGATTGCGGATGCTATCGCAAAGAATCAAGGGCTGATTACCGAAACAAAACCGGCCTTGGTGGCATGGGAATCATCCATCGTAAACACTGAAATGAACTTGGCATCCCTGTTGATTAAAAGGGAAGACAAAAAAGAACTTGCCGAGGAAAACCTGAAAAAACTTTCAGAGGAAGAAGCGGAACTTCTCTCAGAAAAAGCAGGCCTTGAAAAAGGGAAGGCCGCCCTGTCTGAAGCATATCTGGCAGTGAATACAAAGCTCAAAGATGTCCCCGGCAAGATCGCAGACCTCGAAGCCCTGGCAAACAAAAAACCTGAATTAGAACTGGCCGAACAAAAACTCGGTCTACTTGAAAAATCGATCCTTGAAAAGAACCAGGCCTTTGCTCTGGGTGATTCCGATATTCAGAGGAAGATTGAAAAACTTGAACTGGACGCCGCTCCCCTGTCGGCAGAAATATTGATGATTACGCCTGCCAGGACTCAGGCTGATATTCAAATTGACATTGACCTGTCAAATCAGTCCATGGCCCATACAGACATCGGCTTAAAAAACGCAGTCAGGGAAGCCTCAGATATAGAGAAAACGATTGCAGTACTTGAAGACAAAGCCAAGGCAGCGGCCAAGGATATCGAAGAAATAGCCCGGTTAAAATCACGGGAATCCTTTATCCGGGAAGAGCTGTCCAAATGGTCCTATATCCGGGATGCTGTTTCAAAGTCCGGACTGCAGGCCCTGGAAATTTCGGCGGCCGCCCCTCTGCTCACCGGAATAGCAAACGACTTGCTTCACGCTGCCTATGGTGGCGAATTTTACCTTGACCTGATCACCCAGGACCCGGAAACCGGTGCCGAGATCCTGGATATCATGATTACCAGGGAAGATGGAAAAACATATTCTCTCTGTGATTTTTCCGGCGGGGAATCCGTGTGGATATTGCAGGCATTTAAGGCGGCTCAGATCCTGGTCAATACTGAAAAGTCCGGCATCCATTTTGCGACCTGCTTTGCGGACGAGGAATCCGGCGCCCTAGACAAAGAGAAGGCCGAGAGATTTATCCAGATGTACCGGGCTTTAATGGTTCAGGGAAATTTTGAAAAGCTGTTCTTTATTTCCCATATACCGGAGTGCCAGGCTATGGCTGATCATTCGCTCGTGTTCCAGAAGGGCGGCATTGTTTCTGAATCTGATATTGGGATGGTGGCGTGATGTTTTATATCGAATATCATATCTGCCCACAATTTGACAGGTATCTCCTCCGTCTGATTAACCGCCATAAAGTGGAATATCCCATGGTGAAAATTTTAAAAAAACTAATCGGAATAACCGCCAGGGCGATCCTGTTTTTCAGGATGCCGGACAGCCGGAGCGGGGTTAAGGGCCGGACTATCCGGAAGAGAATGGGGAAATTTTATAAATAGGGGTTGATGCAATGGAATTACCAAAGAAAAAAGAATTTAGGGAAGCCCTCATGAAAAGTTTACCGGGTCACAAGTGGACAGTGCATCATCCTGGAACGGTATATTCTTCCACAATAACTTTCCTGGAGGCTACCGGGATAACAACAGCCGGAAAAAATAGGACATCCACAATAATGGTCAGGGTAAGTCTCAGGAGCGGCTCGATAGAATATGAATCAATGAGTGCAGGTTTTGGGGAAAAAGCCCTATGGCTGGGCAAATGTGCTGCCCCTACTCTTGCCCAATCACTTAGGGGACTACAGAGAGGCTATGAAATATCGGCGGCCGATTATGCACGGCACGCCGCTGATATACAAAACTCAAGGAGGATGTGATGACCGGTAAACTATGTCCAGAATGTGAAAATACTATCATTAAACCATGGGAACAATTGTGCAGTGGTTGCAAGGCTAAGGAAATAATCCTGGAAGACAGCCCGGAAGCCGCAACATATCAAACCGGGATAGAAGGATGGGTAAGCCGTGACGGTAGGTTTTGGGGAAAAGACGAAAGAATGGCCCGGTATGACGGCAGCACTCACAGAAAATGTGAAAAATGCGGCGGGGTATTTGAAAAGAACGCATATTGCCGCCCGTGTTGGGAAAAACGCCAAGATGAAAAATATGCTGCTCTTGAACGTGTTGAATGGGACGGTGAATCTCCGGTTTGTAGCTTTGCCAATGACCAGTATTTTTTTAACGGCATAGAAGAGGTCCAAGATTATTGTGATGAGCATGGCTGCAATATTGAGGACCTGCAGCTTTGCCATTGCGAACCTATGGTCATGCCGTCGATTGATGTTGATTCCTTTTTTGAAAACCATATTCCGGACACATACGATGCAGATGTTCGTGATCTGATAGATCAAGATGTTTTGGACTTGATCGATGATCTTAACGACCAGCTTGAGAAACATGAGCCTATATCATGGCAATGCTCAGACAAGGCCGTTAAGCAGAGAGGTGAAAAATGAAAGCCCTGTCAATTCGTCAACCATGGGCCTCATTAATCATTGCCGGGATTAAACCTGTGGAAAACAGGACATGGAAATCAAATTACCGGGGACCATTATTGATTCACGCATCAAAGGTATTTGACCGAGAGGCGCTTAAATGGATTGCTGAAAAATACGGATACGACCTATTCAATCCCGACTATCAAATCGCTCTTGCTTCCCAGGAGGAGCGCGGCGGGATAATAGGAGCAGTCAATATGATTGATTGTGTAACCTATCATCCGTCCGAATGGTTCTTCGGCCCAAAGGCTTTTGTTTTTGAGAATCCGAAGGAACTGCCGTTCATGCCCTGCCCAGGAAAACTTTCCTTTTTCGATGTCGAATATGTGTTGCCGGGAATGAGCTTATAAAATGCCAATAGATTACCAAAAATATCCAGCGACCTGGAAATCTGAAATCGTGCCGAGGATCCTTGCCAGAGCAAAAAACCGGTGCGAGGTCTGCGGCATACCAAACAGATCCGAGGTTTATTCCTGCAAGCTCAGGATAGCTACCGGGAAGGGGAAAACCGGATATTATCAGATATGGTTCACTGATAAGAGAGACACAATCAGGATAAAAAGCCTTACCAAGTGGATGATCAAAAAAGTCCGGGTGATTCTGACCGTGGCCCACCTGGACCACGACGAACAGAACCAGGCCGTGAGCGACGACAGGTTAAAGGCAATGTGCCAGAAGTGCCACCTCGCCTATGACGCGGATGAAAAAGTCAGGAGGGCGGCGTTACCCCCCCCCACCTCATTCAAAAAGAATAATAGAAACCCAATTGGAGCTTTTTAAATGAACCACATCCAACAGGCAATAATAATGCTCTGTTCCGGAGCCTCAATCTGGGCATTCGCCGGGACAAAATACAAGCGGCTCGGGTTCATATTCGGCCTCATCGGCCAGCCGTTTTGGATTTACACCACCTATTCCGCCGGTCAATGGGGAATGTTCCTGGTCAGCCTTTGGTTTACCGGGAACCATGTCCGGGGACTTTGGAATCATAGGGGATAAAATGAAACTCAGATTTAAACAGGAGAATTAATCGCCATGACAAAAAATAAATTAACTCAAGAAAGATTAAGGGAACTCCTTTCTTATGATCCTGAAACCGGAATATTCAAATGGCTGGTTTATCGGAGTCAGGAAGCAAGGGTTGGTGATATTGCAGGGCATATTAAAAATGGATACCGATATATAGTTGTTGATGGGAAACCATACCGGGCCAACAGGCTTGCTTGGCTTTATATGGAAGGATATTTCCCGGAACATGAAGTCGACCATAAAGACCGGGTGAGGGATAATGATAAATGGGAAAACCTGGTTCACAAGACGCCTCAATGCAACTCAAGAAACAGGGGCCTCCGCAAAGACAATAAATCCGGCGTCCCTGGAGTGGTGTGGAATAAAAATCTTGGAAAGTGGCAAGTTTCTATCAAGATATCTCCAAAAAAAAGAATCCATTTAGGGTATTTCCATGATCTTTTAACAGCAGCCGCCGCGAGATGGAGTGGAG